CCACAACTTCGTATTTACTGGCTTACCATTTAAGATTTTCGCTAAATTAATATTTTCTTCCATATTACTTTACTCTTTTGAATTGAACATTCTTTCCGTCTTTTCGCTCATTTGATGCGCACTTGATTCGATTACACATGTCTATATTGATACAGTTTGCAATTTCATCAAAGAAACAACCACTACAATCGGCTTCCTCGGTTTTAACCACCTTTAAGATGATTTCTGCGCCAATAGGTAAATCTTCCATAACTAAACCAATTTTTGTGTTAAACAATACTGGTAGTAACTTATACTGCCAACATATTTTGATATTCTTGGCAGCTCACCATCATAAGGAGTGACTTTCAATCCATCAATGAAATCAGCATTCTCAGTTGATACCTCGGTATCATGCTCATTCATAAACACCTTTTGCGCTGTCGTAGAATGGCTTTCAGCTCTAAGCTTACCGAGTGACCGCCAAACCTGCTTGCTATGGATGAACAATCCATGCAAAGGAATAGTCTTTACTTCTACTTTTGTTCCCATAACCTTTATTTTAATACATCTATTCTCTATCTAAATAAAACGGGGAATATCGCAATATTCTCATTTCTCTTCTCATATTAATCTCAGCTAAACGAGCAGCTTTATAAAGCTTAATATATGGTTTATCTTTGAGATATTGAATAAATTCGACAATAGAATATTCTTTCTTTTCCATAATCTTAACCATTTAAAGATGATAATAACTATTTGATACCCTTGCGCCCAAATCGAAGCACCAACGGCATCAGGCTTTAAAAATCTCTTTTAAAGCTTCTCTAAAGCCTCTTTATACTTCTGCTCCATGTGCTTGCAATGAAGCTTTTGAGCAGTTCTAAGTTGAATGATAACACCCTTACAAGCTACCTCGTATTGTTTTTCTGACATCATTTTCTGTATCTCCTATATTTAAACGTTAAACAAAATCTTAGTTTTTTATAATCTAATTATATACCACCACAGAAGCGAAGCGAGCCGAAGGCGAGCCTTCCATTACCTCATAGGTATTAGCATACACCCTACAGACTACCCCTCCCTTGATATAAGTATAGTTATTGAGTATCATATCCTTTACATAGTCAATAGAGGATAAAAAACGTTTTTCTATGTTTCTGTATTTGCATAAAATCTCGTTTTTGACCGCAAACTTTACCAAATCAAAAGCTTTCTGTACGCTTACGCTTAACTTCTCAGCTATATACTTATATGATATACCATTCTCTCTGAATTTATCGCCGTAGCCAAAACGATTACAAACCTTCTTAGCCGCCTTCAACTCTTTTAAGCCTTTAGGGTGCTTAGACTGCTGAATCATTTGCTTAGCGTAATTCTTTCGATTCTGTACATCAATGATAAGCATAGCAGATAAGGTATCTTCTATGAACTTTACATTCTGTGCATAGGCATTCTTTTTAGAATCATTCCTTGAAATAAACTCGATATTAGGAACGAGGACGTTCCTGTGAGAGGTATAACTTTTTAGAGACTTGAAGACGAGGCAACGATTATTCTTGCCCGTGAACTCAACCAAGCCCAGAGCCTTCAAGGTATCAATACGCTTACGGACAGCACAGGCACTTACTCCCGTGATTTCGTGAAGCTTATTGATGCTCCATCTTTGCACGGCAGAAGACTTGACCCTTGTCTTAATGAAAAGGGAAAATGCAATTGCTTTCCTTAGTTCGGGATTGCAATACATATTGTTCAATATCTTTCTGCGTATCTCCATTTTACAGATGCTTTAAAAAGTCAAGAGCAGCAAAGAAATGGGGATTCTCTGCTGCTCCGTATTTAGTAGCCTTGCGGCTCACGTAAATCCAAACTCTTACACGTTAGAAAGCTCCCCATAAGCTTGCTAGGTGATAGTGTTCTTTCTTAAACACACCGCAAAATTAATAAAAATCTGTCAAATAACCAACTTTTCTATTAATAAATTTAAAATAATTAATAGTTTCTATTCGCTTTTTAATAGATTTTTATAACTTTGCATTATATTTTCTATTAATAACCAAATAATAAGTAATAGCGTATGATATACAATCAATATCAGCAGTATGAACTCTCCGACCGCATCATGCAAGCGGTATGTGAGGTAGGCAAGGTTACGTTCATGGAACTTTGCTCTGCGGTGAAGACCGTCAAGCTCAACACTCTTAGAGGACTATATTGCCTCATAAGCCGAGATTATTGCATTCACCCCGACCGCTCGGCTCGCCTACTCTGCCGTACCAGAGCAAACGTAATCAATCAAGCACGAAAGTATATGCAATACGTTCAGTCAAAGGATAAGTACACCTTATCCATATATAACCAAATCGTTGAACTCTTAAAAAGCAACAAAGAATGAAAAGAACAGATTATGAGCTTACCCTGCCCGACCAGCTCTTCCCAACGGACAATGACCTAGAGATTCCGACACTCGATATTGATATGCAAGCCAAGGAGTGTCAGTCACCCTTCCTCTGCTTCGGCGAACAGAAAAGAACCTTCAATCTCAATGGCGAAGGCTCTTTGCACTTCTATACCGATGATTACCGCTTCTCAGCTATCTACGAGCACCCTGAGAAGATATTGCAGCATCACCCTGCCATTATCGTTGAGCCGAACTTCTCCCTATATAATGAAATGCCCGTATCTTTCGGCTTGCAGGCTATCTACAAGAAACGTTGGATTGCCCGTTGTATGCAAGGTAAGGGTATCGGTATCTTCGTTGACCTCAACGTGGCGCAGAAGTTCTATCGCCTCAATATGATTGGCGTACCTCGTGGATGGCGTGCCTTCGCTACCCGTGGATATTCGGATAGACTGAATAACCTCGCCTTTGAATATTCCATCGCAAGCGATTGGGCAGAGGGCAAAGAGCCGCTATTTGTTATCTACGGCGGCGGTGCTGAGTGTCGGCGGTTCGCCCAGACCCATAAAGGTTGTATCTACATCAACCCTGTTGTCACTACTAAGAAGCAGCTTGCCGCCTTGCAGAAGATTCACGAAGGTGTTGCCTTTATCGGAGAAGAGTTCTCTGTTAAGGCGCAGCTTGATAAGCTCACCCCTTTCTCCAAGCAGATTGAGGATTTCCGAACAGATAACGTCTCTAAACAGATTGAGGAAAAGTAAGATTGTTTATGCGAGATATGGCATTTATTTGCTGTATCTCGCTTTCTTTTGTATCTTTGCATCAGCAAAACGGAAATTGTGGAATATAGGTTCTGAAGTGTCATAACAATATGTATTAGTTAAGATTTGGTTAAATGAAAATAATAGTTAGTTTTTTATTAATAAGCAGCCGCCTGTGATAGGTAGCTGCTTTTCTTATATATAATATATAATAGGTATAAGAATCTAAGAGAAGCATGAAAATGTCTTAATATAATCATAAAACCCCATTAGTTTATATTAATTCCTATTAATTTATTAATATTATTCCCGAAGATAGTTGGTACTTTGAGATATTTTTATTATTTTTGGAGTGTAAATAATAAGTTTAACAATATAAAATAGGAGATACAACAATGGAAACAGAGAACAAAAGAAAGGAAAAGACATTTAGAAAGGCTCATTTTACATCATCAATGGGCTGTCAGATATGTATAGAAGGTGATACTTGCCCTTTTGCAAAGAGAGGTTATATCTGTTCGCTTTTTGATTTGAGATAGAATTGTTTACTTAACAGATAATTATTACATCTCAATCAAATAAGAATTAATTATCTTTGCACAAATAAAAATAATAATTTAAAATTCAAAGAATATGAGTAAGTCAAGCGGTGGTACTCGCACCATAAGCAGCAATAACGCTGCTCAGAGTAGAACAAATATAACTGCTCGAAATTCGGAATCAAGCATAGAGGAACAGATTAAATCTGCCGAAAATAAATTGAAAGCAGAGTATGGAGGTGCTTATGATAAAGCTGGTATAGAAGAACAAATTACCTATCTTTTAAAAGATAAGACACTTTCTCAGGGTGCAAAAAATAGTTTAAAAAAGAAGCTTTCAGAATATAAAGAGAATGTGACTTTTGTTAATACAACTATAAAGACACTTACAAAAGATTTTCCTCATAAGCACTTCGGAACTACAGAAGGTGGCTATGATGCCTTTAAAATTGGAAAAGAATATATAAGCATTAATGGAGATACAATAACAAGGGGCATCGGTGTTGGCTCGAAATCATCATCAGTTTCTAAGATAAAAAACTCTATCACGGGTAAAATGAGTATTAATCATTATCAAGGAGCTGATATGAGCAATAGTTACTCTTTTAAAATTACAGATAAGGCTCAACTCGCAAAATTACTTAAAGATATAACTTCAAAAAAGAAATAAGGTAGCTCGCAAGGCTACCTTTTATTACTTGTTTACACGCAATCTATTATTTTCTATTAAAACCCGAATAATCTCCGTAACTTTGCAAATAATAATTATTAAATGATAAAGTTATGGCAAGAGAAAAGAGAATCTCACAGAACCCATCCATCGCAAAGGATGAGCTTCTTGTAAAGCTGGGTTTTCGTGAAATGATTGACATTACAAAGCTCCTCTATAATGAGGGGCAGATTGATGGCGTTCCAAAGAACCCTCGCTACTTAAAGGAGAGCGAGCACGACAAGCTCGTCAAGTCACTCGCCGATAGCCCAGAGCTCTTAGAGTACAAGCCTTTGATGGTTTATGGCTTGGAGGATGGTACATACGTCACCATCTGCGGTAATATGCGCCTCAGAGTGGCTAACGAGTTACGCATCGGTGGAAATACGAACTTCGATAAGCTGCCTTGTTTCGTCTTGAAGACCGATACCCCAATTCAGAAAATCAAGGAGTATGCTATCAAGGATAACGTGCAAGCTGGTAATTGGGATTGGGATGAGCTTGCCAATGGTGAATGGGAAACCGATAATTTGCAGAATTGGGGCGTTGATTGCTCTTTTCTCAATACCGATGAGCATGATACCGATATTGATGAGCTATTCGAGGATGCCCAAAATACCGAGAGTAAAGCAAAAGATATTAAGCTCTCCGTCCATATTCCACAAGAGTTGGAAGATAAGGTAGATGAGATTAAGGAGATTATCAAGTCTGCCGTTTCCGAATACGAAGGTGTGGAAATAAAATAATAGAGATATGGAAGTCTATCTTGCGGCGGTGGCTTACTGGAAATCTTAGTAAGTTTTGGAAAAGTGTTAGTATGGAATTATATATAGCAGGGATTTTAAGTAGACCCTATGTTTATGAAAAGGCTATGGAAGTTTTTTTAGCAGGTGAACACCCAGTAAAGAACGGCAAGGATGCCGATTGGGAAGGATTAAATATATTGGAAACTTACTATTATCTACAGAATAATAAAGAGTTTCCTCGATTGATAGGCAATTTTCAGAATTTCCTATTAGATAGTGGTGCTTTCACATTTATGTCGGGAGCAGGTGTAGTTAACTTCGATAAATACGTAGAAGGATATGCTGCATTCATTAAGAAGTGGAACGTAAAGAACTTCTTTGAGCTTGATATTGATTCTGTTGTTGGTATCAAAGAGGTTGAAAGACTTCGTGAAAAGCTCGAAAGATTAAGTGGACGTAAGCCTATCCCCGTTTGGCATAAGTCACGAGGGAAAGAGTATTTTGTTGAAATGTGCAAGAATTACCCTTATGTGGCTATCGGTGGTATCGTAACCAAAGAAATACCTATCAATAAATATGAGAAGTTATTTCCTTGGTTCGTAAAGACAGCACATAAATATGGCTGCAAGATACATGCCCTTGGATATACAAATATCAGAGGATTACATACGTATCACTTTGATTCCGTGGATTCTACAGCTTGGCTTTATGGTAATATGAGCGGTTCTATATATAAGTTCAATGCCAAGAACGGAACTATGGATAAAACCAAAGCACCTGAGGGCAAGAAACTTCGCTCAAAGTTGGTTGCTGCACATAATTTCGGCGAGTGGGTACGCTTTATGAAGTACGCCCGTGCAAGATTATAAAAGATAAATATTTAAATTTTAATTAGTTATGAAAGATTCATTGATTATTGTATCAGGAGGTATGGACTCGGTAACTCTCCTGCATGAGAAGAAAGAGAACATTGCTCTCGCTATTTCTTTTGATTATGGCTCTAATCATAATCAGAAGGAGATTCCTTTTGCTAAGTTGCATTGTGAGCGACTTGGTATCAAGCATATTGTTATTCCACTCAACTTTATTCACGACTATTTCAAATCCTCTCTCCTCGAAGGTGCTGAAGCTATCCCAGAAGGCAATTACGATGATGAGAACATGAAATCAACCGTAGTTCCTTTCCGTAACGGCATCATGCTCTCTATCGCTTGCGGTATCGCAGAGAGTAACGGATTGAAGAAGGTGCTTATTGCTAACCATTTCGGCGACCACGCTATCTATCCAGACTGCCGCAAGGGCTTCATTGATGCCATGTCAGAGGCAATGAAGAATGGTACTTACGAGGGTATTACCATTGATGCTCCTTATACCAATATTACGAAGACAGATGTTGCTCGCCACGGCAAGAAGCTTGGCATCAACTACGCTGAAACTTGGAGCTGCTATAAAGGCGGTGAGAAGCATTGTGGTAAGTGTGGAACTTGTATGGAACGCAAGGAAGCTCTCCGTGATGCTGGTATCTCTGACCCAACTGAATACGAGGATGAGTAAGGCAAGCGGAGGTACACGAAACTATTCGGGTAACCCTAAGACTATGGCTAAGAGAGAATCAGAATTTCAAGCCATCGTCTCTACGGGTAACTATAAAGATAGCTACTTCGATAAAAGCGGCGGTTATTATGTGGTACATAACAACCATAATAAGATTGCTGACCCGAATACCAATAAGGAAATGTATGCCGCAGAAGTTCTTGCCAAAAAGGGTTATCGTGTATATTTGATGAGCGAAATGTCGTATATAACGGGAGCGAAGAAGACTGATGGCTTCAAAGAGCACGCCGTGATGGATATGAAAACCATCAACTCGGCGAGTGCCTATAAGGTAGAGAATGCATTGAAGAGTGCTGCAAAGCAAGGGGCAGAGGTTGCTATCCTCATACAGAATAACAAGGCTATGACAAAGGAATATGTCAAAGACCAAATTTCTATGTATCTCACTCATGCAAAAGGAAATGAAAGAGGTAACTTAAAAGAAGTTATTGTTGTTGGCTTATCAGGCAATGTTCATCGCCATAAACTTTGATAAAAAACAGCAAAGCAGGTACACCTCTTTGCCTTTGAAGAATAAGCATGAAATCGAGCAGCCAGTGTACTGACCCACCCGATTTATTCCTCTCGGTCGCAAAATTAAGAATAAAAATTGAAATAACAAAATAAAAGGAAGAAAAATTATGTATTACGTTTCAAAAAGAATGGAGATTGCCGCTTGTCATAAGCTGAATCTCTCTTATGAAAGCAAGTGCGCCAACCTTCATGGGCATAATTGGATTATTACTGTCTACTGCAAGGCTGAAAAGCTGAACAAAGATGGTATGGTGATGGACTTCAAGCATATTAAGCAGAAGATTCACGGCTACCTCGACCACGGCTACCTCAACGAGCTTTTGCCTTTCAATCCTACTGCTGAGAATATCGCCAAATGGATTGTTGCTCAGTTCCCAGAGTGCTATAAGGCACAGGTACAGGAGAGTGAAGGCAATATCGCTGTTTATTGTGACGATGATAAAATTGACGGAAAGGAGGCTCTCTAATGGCTAAGTATAAAGTAAACGAAATCTTCTACTCTATCCAAGGTGAGGGAAGACATGCAGGTAGAGCGGCTATCTTCGTCCGCTTCTCGGGTTGTAACTTGAAGTGTCCTTTCTGTGATACTGATTTTAAGAAGTATGAGGAAATGGGGGCTATTGATATTCTGAATAAGATTCAGTTGCTCTCACCTGATTGCAAGTTCGTTGTCTTTACGGGCGGTGAGCCTACATTGCAAGTGGATGAGGAGCTTACTACCCTTCTCCAAAATTGGGGCTACTATATTGCTGTGGAGACCAACGGAACGCACAAGATTCCAGGCTGTATCAACTGGGTTACTTGCTCTCCTAAGTGTTTATTCGTTAAGGGCGCAGAACCTATTATCAAGATTGCTACTGAAGTGAAGGTTGTCTTTGATGGTGAGCACGAGATTACCGATTGTGGTATTGATGCAGATTACTACTACGTTCAGCCTTGTGATACAGGCGATGCGAAGAAGAATGCCGAGATTCTGAAACAGACAGTTGCTTTCGTAGAGGCTAACCCTAAATGGCGGCTTTCCTTACAGCAGCAGAAGATTCTCAATGTGAAGTAAATCATTTCGCCTATGAGCAAGAATAAAAAGAAAACCCCGACAAAGTATCGCCCTATCTGCTTTTATTGCGGTGGGAAACTTTGTTGGGATTCATCGGGTGACCGCAGCGAGGATGATGATTCCATAGCGGATTACTATCATTGTATGCGATGCGGTACTTTTTATGAGGTATATGAGCCTAATGAGGAGGAGAAACAAGATTATAAAGAATTTTGGAAAGGTTAATAATATGGCTAAGATTACAAAAGAAACAGCAGAAAAGCATATCAAAGAACTCTTGGAGTATATCGGTGAAGACCCTAACCGCAAGGGCTTAGAGGGCACACCTGACCGCATTATCAGAATGTGGAAAGAGATATTCAGAGGCTACGACCCATCACAGAAGCCAAAGATTACTACTTTTGATAATGGCAAGGATGGTATCGTCTATGATAACATGGTTATCGACCAAGGCGATTTCCATTCAAACTGCGAGCATCATTGTGTTTGGTTCTGGGGCAAGTATTGGTTCGCATATATTCCGAACCCAAAGGGAAAGATTCTCGGTATCTCTAAGATTGGTCGTGTAGTTGATTACTGCTCCGCTCGCTTACAGATACAGGAGCGATTGGTACACGACATCGTAGATATGCTGAAAGATGCTCTCGGTAGCGAATATCCACCACTTGGTATTGCTCTCGTCATGAAGGGTCATCATTCTTGCAAAGAGTTCAGAGGCGCAAAGAAGAAGGGCATTATGACCTCTTCTTACCTTGAAGGTGCTTTCAAAGACGACCCACAAGTGAGGGCTGAGTTTATGAACCTCGTAAATGGTGATAAGTATGAAGGTTAAGTCAGTCAAAACACAAATCTTGGAGGAAGTGGGTTTTCTGCTTCCTACCAAGAAACTTCTTTCCTCTAAGGAAAAGGTTGAAATCATGGAGCAGTTCTTGATGATGCCAGCGAGCCAGATAGTGACCTTACAACAAGATGGACGTAAGTCATCTTTTGTACAGCAGATAGCAAAGCTGCTTTATAACAACAATCTTGGAGAGTACTTTAATGTACTGAAAATGTGCCGAGAAATGGCAGCAGAGGAAAAAGAGAATAAAGATGCTTTTCTTAAATAAAAGCTATTGTTGGGAATAAATTAGGAATAAAAGTTATTAATATGCCATTATCAAGAGATGAAAGCAAGCGAAAAAAACAGCTTGCAAACCTTGAAAAAGGTAAGTTTAAAAAAGGTGGAGTTGGCAACCCCAAGGGCAGACCACCAAAGCCTAAGACGATGTCATTGTTCATCGAGGAAATGAAGGAGAAGGGTTACGAAGTGCCTTCCTCTCAGATTATCGCAGAGTCTTTTCTGTATATCGCTACGCTGCCCGAAGATGAATTAAAGGCGGTGTTGGCTGATAAGTCACGCCCGATGATGCAACGCATTATTGCCAAGGGAATACTTGATAAGAAAGGGCTTGATGTGCTCGAAAGAGTTATTGATAGAGCCTACGGAAAGATTCAACGCATCGACCTTACGAGCAAGGGCGAGCAGATTAAGCAAGACCCATTGCAAGTACACGTTGTTACCAACAATGAAGAGTATCAGAAGATTCTCGCTAAGATTCAGAAAGAGAAAGAAAAGAAGGATGCTGAGCCAGATAAAAATATAGGAGAATAAATATATGGAAATACAGAAGAAATGGGCTATGCCAAGTGGTGATACTTTCGGTATAAAGCCAATCAAAGAACTTTTTGATAAATATAATAAAGGTGGTGTTATTATTGACCCATTCGCAAAGGATTGTAAGCTCGGAACAATTCGCAATGACTTAAATCCGAACTGCGATACACAGTATCACCTTGACGCATTAAAGTTCCTTCAAGGGCAGAAATCTAATTCTGCTGATATGGTATTATACTACCCACCTTATAGTGTAACACAAGCATCTTTGCTATATAAGGATTTTGGTAAAGAGAAATTGCAGGTAAATGTCTCTAATGCCAAATATTGGTCTTTATGTAAGAAGGAGATTGCAAGAATATTAAAGAATGAAGGTATCTGTATTTCTTGTGGTTGGAATACACAAGGAATAGGAAAATGTAACGGAGCGGTATGTAAAGAGATTCTTATCGTAGCACATGGCGGTTCGCACAACGATACCTTAGTCACAGTTGATGAGATAAAGAAATAAGAGCAGATAAAGGATAATAGAGATATGCCGCACGTATATTTAGCAAAGAACTACATGAGGGTAAAGGCAGCGAAAGAAGCAGGGTTCACAACTTGCTCTCTTCAAGGCTCAAGTCGTAGTGCCAAAACGTATAGCGTTGTGCAGTTCCTTTGTATGCTTTGCTTCAACTATGCTGGAACGACCGTTTCCATCATTCGTGCTGGTATGCCTTCCATTAAACGAACTGTCTATCGTGATTTCAAAGATATAATGCTCAACTTTGGTTGGTGGGATGATAAGTGCATGAATAAATCGGAGTTCGTTTATACCTTCCCAAACGGCTCTTGGATTGAGTTCTTCTCCACCGATAATGAGCAGAAGGTGCGTGGTTCTAAACGTAAGATACTTTTCGTAAATGAGGCGAATGAGCTTTCTTTCATCGAATGGCAGCAGCTTCAGATGCGTACCACGGAGTTCTCTATCCTTGATTATAACCCTTCCTTCTCAGAAGACCATTGGATAAATCAGGTAAACGAGGAGAAAAGCACTTATTGGTTTATATCCACCTATAAGGACAATCCTTTCCTCGAACCAAAGGTTATCGCTGAGATTGAGAGCCTTAAATGGAAGAATCCGAGCCTTTGGCGTATTTATGGTTTGGGATTGCGCTCTATGGTTGAGGGCTTGATTTTTAAGAATGTAGTTGTTGATGATTATATTCCTATACAAGCGCACAGACACCGATACAGAGGTATTGACTTCGGTTACTCCAATGACCCTACAGCGATAGTTGATGTGTATATCTACGGAAAGATTATCTATATAGATGAAATATGCTATCAGACAGAAATGCTTGCTTCTGATATTATCAGAGTATTGAAAGAGGATAAAAAAAATATTGAGGTAATATCAGAGAGTGCCGACCCTCGTCTGATTGATGAAATCTATAATGCTGGTATTGATATAAAACCTGTAAAGAAGTTCGCAGGTTCTATTCAAGCTAGTATTATGAAGATGCAAGAATACACAATTCATATAACAAAACGCTCTACAAATGTAAGAAGGGAATTTAACAATTATACCTACCGCCAAGACAAGGAAGGAAAGTGGCTTAATGAGCCTATAGATATGTATAATCACGCCATCGATGCATGCCGATATGTTGTCATGGAGAAGTTATTGGGTGATTATGGTAGCGGAATGCAAGCCGCCGACATTCTCGGTCTGATGGGTTAAAATCGAAATGCTTATGAAACGAATATATGATAAACAACCAAGGGAGCATCATCGTAAACGCTCCCACTATAATAGCAGAGGAGTAGCCAAACTATCCTTTGATAATGAGAAGGCAGCCGCAAGATACATAAAGAAAAAACGGCTACTCGGTTACTCCGCATATCTTTGTAGTGAGTGCAATCATTGGCACATTGGAAGACTGCCGAAATAGGCGTTTTTCTTTTGTTTACACAGGGTTTCTTCTTCATGCCTATATAAGTTATATTATTACTAACTTTGCCCTTGTTATAACAAAAGATATTCATATATGAGAGCAATAGAACAGATAGTAGCACAAGATGCGAGCACAGTCCGCTCGGTATTGACAGCAAGAAAGAAAGGCTTTAAGACACCACTGAGTGTGCTTGAAGACCAATGGAATCCATCAAAGCATAAAATCTTTGATGAGGATTTTCGTCCTAAGAAGCGAATCAAAGTACCTACGGGTCAGTATGACCCTATCACACAGAAACCGATTTATAAGGATAAGAAAGTTGAGCCAGTAAGAATCGCTATCCCAGCTCAGAAGTCAATCGTAAATCTTACCGTGGGTTTCTTGCTTATGAATGCCGTAACCTATAAAGCTACGGCACATGGTGTTGATATAAAGAAGATGGATGATAAACAGCAGAAGCTCTATGATGGCATCATGCACTGCTATCACGACAATAAGATGAAGTACTTCGATAAGCGACTTGCCCGTACTCTCTTCAAAGAGTGCGAGTGCGCCGAGTTGTGGTATATGCCAACAGACGCAGAAGGTAAGCTTAGAGGCGAAATCCGAGTTCAGTTGCTTTCGCCGTCAAATGGCGATAAGCTCTACCCTCATTTTAACGATTTCCATATCATGGACGGCTTCGCCCGTGAGTACTATGTATATGATGAGCTTGGAAAATCTGAGTTACATTTTGACGTATATACAGATAGATTGTGCTATCAGTACACTAATATTGATGGCGCAGGATGGAAGCTTATCTCTGTCCTGCCTCACGGCTTCACAAAAGTTCCTGTCGTTTACTATAGACAAGACCAAGCAGAATGGGAAGATGTTCAATGGGCTATTGATAGAGTGGAGACTTGTATCTCTAATTGGGGTGATACAAATGACTATTTCGGCACGCCTAAATACTTTATCAAGGGTCGTTTGGAAGGCTTCGCTGAGAAGGGCGAGCAAGGTGCTGTATTCGTAGGTGGTAACGATTCAAGTATGAACGTTCTTTCTTGGGATAAGTCACCTGAGAGTGTAAAGGGAGAAATTGCTTATCTCTTCAATATCATCTACTCATTTACCTCAACTGCCGACATCAGCTTTGAGAATATGAAGACTTTGGGCAGCAACACCTCGGGTGCGGCTATCCGTTTGATGTTCACCGCTCCTTATATGAAAGCGGATTTGAAGACAGAAATGTTTGGTGAAATGTTCACTCGCCGCTCGAATATCGTAGCTAACGGCATCTGTAACACGGGAGTTTACGTAAAGGGTATCGACCAGAGTGTTGCTGAGCAGATTGACTTTGAGCCAGTCTTCAAGCCATATCTGCCAAAGAATGATGTTGAAATGTTGCAACTTATCACTTCATCCAATGGTGGTGCGAAATCTACCTCTAATCGCCGTGCTATCGAGCTTAATCCTCTCAATGATGACCCTGATAAGGTTGAGGAAGAAATGAAGAGTGAACAGGAAGAAGCGTTGGCGCAGCAAGCAGCCCTTTCGGGACTTGGTAGTGCCGCAAGTGGAAGTCAGTCTGTTTCCAATGAAGAAGAGGAAGAAGAATAACTATGTCAAAGAAGCTCACATCAAAACAGCAGAAAGAACAACTGAATAATCTGTTCGCCGTTTATAATAAGCGGTTGGGCAGATTATACAGCGATTATGTCAAGAAGCTCACCTCTCTTGGCTATGGAGAAGATGTGCTCGAAGATGATGCGCTTTTTAACTTCGATAACTTTCCGCAGTTAAAGGCTCGTTTGAACGACATCTTTAATGATTACTATCAGAATAGCCTTCTTTGTTATAAGAGCGGCATCACCGATGGCGTTGCGTTGGCGTATAACCACGATGAAATGGTTATAGGCGGTTATTCCGTGCTTACAGATAAAGCTATAAGGGTTGCAAGAGATACCGCCGCAGCCACGTTTATTGCAAATCGTTTGAAAACAAAGAATGGATTGAATCTCTCTCAGATTATTTGGAACTACTGCCAACAGACAAAGAGTGAGTTTGAAATGGCTATGAGTAATACCATTGCGGACGGAATCAAAAAAGGCTCATCAGCAGAGGAAGTAGGCAAGAGCATACGAAAGTATCTCAATGACCCAGATATGATGTATCGCCGTTATCATACTATCAAGGTTCAGAAGAACGGAAAGAAGAAAGATGTGGTGACTTGGCGCAGACGTAGAATCATTGACGGCAAGGTGCGCTTTATTGAAGAGCCTTTGGAGAAGGTAGGCATGGGTGTTTACCGCTCGGCGAGAAAGAACGCTCTCAGAGTAGCAAGAACTGAGATAAATTCCGCATATCATAAGGCAAGAAATGAGCGATGGCAGAAAGAACCATTCGTTATCGGTCAGTATATTCACGTATCACCACAGCATAATATTGATGATATATGCAATGACCTTGAAGGTCGCTACCCGAAAGATTACGTATGGATTTCTTGGCATCCTCAATGTATCTGTACCTCAGACCCTATCACCATACAAGGCGAGGAGAAGAAGGAGTTTTATAAACGCTTGATGGCTGGCGAGGATATGAGTAACTACGTATCCCCTTTTGCCGTGCTCACTATGCCCGAGAAGTACAATCAATACATTAAGGATAACTCTGAAGCTATAGTGAAGGCAGGAATGAAGGGTAAATTGGCTTGGCACTTACAAGATAATACAAAGTATTGGGCACATCTTTTAAGCCCGTTAGACCGCAAGAAATTGGGGTTAAAGGCGGTTTCTTCTAAGGAGCTTATACTTGCGAAGGCAAAGGAACGCCACGCCCTTAGAACTAAGGAGCAGATAGATAAGATACAGAGCCGATGGGATAAGCATAGACGTGACTATTACAATGGCTTGGTTCATAATCTGCTCGGTAGTAAATCTGTTACGGATATAAAGAGCCAAGACCTCTTTGAACGGTACTATGCTATCCGTTATGCTATCAAGGACAAAAAGAGTGCTTCTGAGATAGCATCTTTGTTTGATAGATTCAAGCGAGGTTATCAGACTAAACTTGCATGGACTGACCGCAAGGTTGCAATGAATGTTATGAAGGTGGCTGCTAATTACGGAGAAACCGATGTTTCTTCCGTTCTAAGCGCATTAAAATCTGCTAACTATACATTGGCAAGGAAAGAAGCAAAAACACTCGCAAACGCCATTTCTGCCATTAAAAAGGATGAACTATCACTTTCCGCTCTTATCCCTGATGTCAATAAGTGGCATAAGCAGTTTACGTCAAAGGAATTGCACGGAGTATATGATGCCGTAGAAGCAAAGTTGGCTCAATGGCAAAGCTTAACACTCGAAAAGCAGGCAAGCAAATTGCAATTTGAGGCAGTTGATTTCCTTGGTGGAAATATGCACGGGGTTCAACAGAAGTATGCTACATGGAAGGTATCGCAAGCGGCATATCTCAAAAAGCTTGATGAGGTAAATACGGCGATTGATTGGATAAACATCAATAAAGCTTATGCTGATGTAAAAGGTTATAAGACACAGAGCAAGATATATCATAAGCTTATCTATGACCTTGAACATGCTATGCTTGCAAAAGATAAGACCCTTGCTGAGCAGCTTATCAAAGAAGCAGAAGATAAAAAGGAATTGCTTATCCAATTAAAGACAAAGAGAGCTGTGAATAAAAATAATGGCTCTATACCTTTTGATGCCAATGCTTACTCTAAAGCTCGAAAGGATGCTGCACTCTGGGCAAGGGATGCTGATATTGGTGATGATTATTTCCGACCTTTTGCTGAAGCTGATTGGAAGCGATGGACACAGAACGAGAAAGAGGTTGGATTTAATTATACAAGCGGAAGTTCATATATCAATGAGCCTTTGTATAAATCATATCTTAGTACAAAATATGGCGTTAATGGAGAAATAAGAGATAGTTGGAAAGATATAAATACACTATCCAGTATGATAGAGAAATCCAAACCATTTACCCGTGATGTGTGGCTTAATAGAGGTACAAATATAGATGAGTTTTTTAGTCAATTTGGCGAAAGACTGATAAGTGATAGAGCGACAGAAATTAAGTATGAAAATATAGCAAGAGAACTAAAAGATAAAAAGAAGGAATTGCGATGGGAAACGAATAATCGGAAGATAAAGAGATTGCAATCAAAAATTGATGATTTACAAAAACAGCTCGATTCGGTAGATATTTCAAACATTATCACTTCTGACCTTTCTAAGATAATTGGAAAAGAAGGCTTAAACAAACCTTTTATGTCAACAGCTCATACAAAAGGTTATGGCTTTGTTGGAAGCGGAGAGAATAAAGTTACCTCACATTGCGTTTATAATATCTACTGCCCGAAAGGTACAAAAGGTATTTATACTGAACCTTATAGTCGTTATGGAAGACTATGGGAAGATGGCTATAAATGGGATGGAAAAGATGGAACACATAGCTATGGTGGAAGTATGGAATTAGAGGTTGTATTACAACGAGGTACAAGGTTTAGAGTAACAAAGGTACAAAGACAATTTAATGATGGCGAATTTAGATGGTTTATTGATATTGAAGTTATCGACCAGCCTACACCAATTACGAATATCCCATAAAATAATAAAGGGCGAGGAAGCTACTCCTTGCCCTTTTTGTATTCATTGATATACCATTCTTTGAAACTCTTAGCATCACCACCGAAATGTGTATAGCGGTCGTATAAGAGAGCTTTCATTGTCGCAGGAGTATCATCATCATCACAGAAGGTTCTTAACCCTGCTCTAAGATAATTATCAAGGTACTCGCCCATTAAATGAAAGTTTGCGTTACCTTCTTTTGAATTTAATGATAATTCTACCCAAATCTGCTCATATCCCCACCAAAGTGGAGCATCTTTAGGTCGTTCTGCTTCACCTTTGAAGTATCGGCAGAACTTGATTAAATCTTCCTTACTCATAGCCATATCCCCTTTTTATTGTTAATAATTCGCAAAAATACGAAGAAATATTGAGCTATCCAAATATTTTTTGTTACTTTTGCATTAATTGTTGTATCGAGTGCGTATCTCCTGTGTACTCATAACGTTAAACAAAACAATTATTTACATCTAGCATCGTCCTCATTCGTATCTCCGAGGGCGGTGCTTTTTGTTTATAAAAACTCCTTTAAAGCAACGTGATAAACGTCATACATCAGGCGAGTTACATATAATACGGCAACCTTATCAACTACGAAAGAAGGATAAGGCTTACCCTCTTCGATGATTGTGTTTAACGATAATTTCGGGTACTTGGCTGAATACAGCTTCAATGCTTTCAGAAGCTCATCCAACCTTTCTTCCCCGAATGCTTGCTTTATCTTCTCCTGATTTCTGAGAGCGAAACGAGCCATAGATTAATTATACTTGATTATCTTATACTCCATTTCGAGCATAATGTTACCGAAGAATAACGTCTTAACATAGGTCTCGCTGTCCTTTTCCTCGACCTCGTTACCTATCTGATAGCCTTCCTTCTCAAAGAGTTTTTTTAAGGCTTTTCTTGCTAATTTCACGCTTTCAAACCATCCTCCTAGTATTCTCTTTTTTCGATTCGCTACCTTGCGGCGAGCGTTCTTTACGTCTACCCTTGTGCTATATGTTACAACATTTATCTGATACATAATCTATATTCGTTTACTTTTCTACTTCATAAAGGTATTGAATATCCCCACCACCAAGAGTGAGGATAACCGAAGGCTCACCGAGCATTGGCTGCTTATGGAAATCACACCAATACCAATGATTCCGTTTTAGCTTACCTTCTATTACATTCAGCTCCAAATCATTCTTTTTAGGAGCTTCAAGATAATCCTTGCCCTGTCGCATATCCAAGCGATGTAAGGCTAAAAGTACGTCAAATGCTCTCATATCTTACTCAGCTTTATCAACGATAACAAGGTTTTTCAATCTCTCCAAGAATGTGTGATAATCATCCTCGCAGGGAATAACTTGACCGCCCGTTGGTGTGGTCTTGCAATTAAGCTTTATAGATGTTGCTATATCGCCATTTCGTGAAGGTTCAACGTAAGCGATATTATCTATATTTACAAGGGTACAATGCCCTTTATACTTTACCTCAATAAACATTGTCATAATCTTAATTATTTATATCCGCATTTAATACCAGAGCAGCAGCCACCTAAATAGAAGTGGCAGAAGCCTAAGAAATAGTGCTTACAATGCTCATTTATCTTAATTTCTTCCTTTTTCATAATTGAATGAATGTCGCAGTTTATTCTTCTTAAAATCATAAGAATAGCCCTTATCCTTCATTATCCCTAACAAGTAGTCTCTTTCTGTATCATTTGCTTCCCTTAGATACCCTGTAGAGTACTTTACATTCGTAGAGGTATTGCCTGCCCCTATTCCTAATTTTTCGAATATGAAAGAATACTTAGCGTGAGCTTCTATCCAATCTTCGTTATGTACTTTATGTAGGATGAAGACGCAATGTTCTCCTCTCCAATCATTCTCCAATGTTAAAATATCGCCTTCTTTATACATATCTTATTCACATTCATCTAAATATTCACACCAAGCCTCGTTAAAGACCCTATTTAAACGCTCATTCTTCTCAACCTCTTCATAGGTAAGATTAAGCGGAGGAAGCGCATCTTGCGGTGTATATGTATATCAGCATTCATGGTTAGCGAACTCATATTTGAATGCTGATTTAAGATTATCATCATCCTTTAAGAACTCTTTAAGCTCTTTCTGTGTTCTCTGAAGGTGCTCCTCGAAAAGATGGGTATCTTTCTTTAAGCAATAGCATCCACCAACGAGCATATCAATCTTACTAATATCTTCGGCGTTGGTGGTAAGCCCCCACTCTTCCATCATTTTCTTAAACTGCTCTTTACCAAAAGCAGCTTTCATGGGCAATTTATTAAGCTCTTTCTGATGCTTCTTCTTTAATTCTGCGTACTTATTCATTGTCGTATCTCCTATATATATATCATTAATTAGTAAAGCTGTTCTGTTCTTGTATAGCAGCCCTTTACGGCATACTCTTTACGTTTCTTTTCAGCTTCATTGTAATCAGAGCTAACGGCAACTGCCTGCCATTTACCACCTTCGTAAATCTGAGCAACGTAATCAAAAACGTTAGCCTCTACTACCTTTCCGTTAATCATTGTAACTTTCATTGTTGTATCTCCTATAATTTAAATATTAAACCTATTTATTAATTATTTACACCGCAAAATTAATAATTTCTTTTGAAACCACCAAATCTTTTCGGTGTTTTTATTAGTATTTTAATAGCTTTTAATATATTGATATGTAAATTAAGGTTATATTAATATAAAAAATGCAATATAAATATATAGTATTCATTTTTTCGCTACCTTTGCATACATAACCAAATCAGACGAGTTATGACACAGATTTATAACGCATCACCAAAGGAGTTGGCGGCAATGGCTCAACGCTACCTCCATGATGGAATACTAAGCAGAGCCACATATTGCTACGAGCGGCTGATGTACCTCGGTTGCTTGCGCAGAACGGGTTATCTTCGCCTTGCCTTAGTATATACCAAGCAAAGGAAAGATAATGCCGCAGAGCGTGTTTTAAGTAGGTATCGTGCAATTTATAAATATTAATATAGGAGATATAGTTATGAAAAAGGGATGTGGATGTCTTGGAATCCTTGTTATTTTATTCTTTTTAATGATAGCTATCGGACAGAATGAAAACAAAAAAGAGACAGAAAAACTTATGAATACCCCTCTGTACGAAAACAAGGAGTATGTTGAGACGATGGCTGGCGATTTAATCAAACAACGCTTACGTGACCCTGATAGTTATGAGTTTGTTGATATGCAAGAGCAAGAAACGTCAAAACAGGGAGAGAAGTTGTTTATTGTTACATATAGAGCAAAAAATGGCTTCGGTGGTTATAATGTGGGGCAAGCTATGTTTTCTTGTGATAAAGATAATCTGACTTTTATAACACTTGAAGATAAATGATATGAAACAGATAAAGAAGATATGTATATTTAGTGAACTTCTCTTTTGTATAGCAGCCAACGCTCAACAGAAGATAACAAACTTATCGCCTATACCAGATGCAACCAAACAAACTATCGAGCAATATATCTCTACTCATCCTATTGATGAAATGAATAAAGATACGGTTGTATTGTCTAACATATATAGCCTTATAGGATATAGTTATGTAGATAAATATCTTGGTGAGCTAACAGGTAGCTTTATTGTTGTAGGGCAAGATTATCAATATAAAGACTTGAAACTGCAAAGTAACGAAAAGCTTCTTTATGTACTTACCGAAAACGGATATGAGCAAACACCCGTTGATAATAATATCATCAAAGAGAAGATAAGAGCTGATTTCACTCTCAATGATAATAACTCATATTTCTATAGAAATGATACCTTTGTCGTAAGGGCTATAAATATTGATGAGAGGAAGTATATTTTTCTACATTGTATTAGTTATCCTCAAAAATATATACTCGACTTTGATTCAGATAAAAAGGAAGTTCCTAAGATAGATAGAAACGAACTGATTAATATAAAATAATGACAGAAGAAGAAAAGAAGAAGGCTTTAGAGAACTTCAATGCTCTCATAGAAGAAGCAAGGAAGAATAACGTCAATATGACGATGGACGAGATTAATGAAGAGATTCGGCTCGCAAGGGCTGAACGAAAGCAAAGAGAAAAAGAAAAGGCAGAGCGCAAATAGTGCCCTGCCTTTCTTATAAGAATTACGGACATCTATACTAAAACTAAGAGTGGGTCGTTAGCTCACTCTTAATTACTTTGCTTCGCATTCTCTACGGCTTCAAGTATTATCTTCTTCATTTCATCTTTAAGGAAAAACTTTGTTAGATACAATACGTTATAACCCTTATTTTCTACGTGTTGACCATAATCAACACCTGAGGCTATTACAAGAGAATAGCCTTTTTGAGCAATAATACCTTGCTGTTGGGCATACTTAACTGCTGCATCTGAAATAAAATGAGCCTTGTCTTTTTCTGTTCCATGCAATTCTTTGTGGTCGCCAACGCATATAAGTTCGCCATCAAGAAATAAAGCATAATCAATGGTATTCTTCAAGTTTGCGGTGTGGTCTTGGTAGCCTTTGTTATCCTTAGAATAGGTAACAGCACGCTCGCCCAATTCAGACATAGCGTGTGTAAGATAATTAATCATTATCTCTCTTCGCTCCATCAGTTTCTTTTTGAGGGCTTCAATACCCTTAATTTGCAATTGCACTTTTGCCATAATTTCATATTTTGTTTGCCATGACAAAGGTATCGCTTTTTCTGTAAATAACAGGAAAAATACAGAGATTATATATAAACAAAATAAAGGCAGCACGTATCTCAAAGTACTGCCTTTTATATTTGTATCTCCATAATTATTTACACCTTGTTGTATTGCGTATCTCCTACTCACGCATAACGTTAAACCCCTACCCCGATTACTTCGCTGTAGATACCCTCTGGGAGTACGCCACCAAATGCTTTCACAGCGTTACCGATGCCCTCGGCAATCATCGTACCCTCACAGCTATCATCAATACCCTCAGATACCAAGAACTTCATAGCTTTTTCCTGTACCGCCATAAGCTCTTTGAGCAGACCGACACACCGCTGAGTAGCATCATTATCAACTGTTACCTCTATCATCATATTCTGATTATCCATTTTTGATTTCTCCTATCCGATTAAAAGTTTGACTGATTGTTTTTAGATTCAAGCGCAGCTCTCTTCTCACCGTTGATTTCAGCGATGGCATCCTTTACATTAAAATCATTGTTATAGAGAGCAAGAATAAAACGCTTGCCACGTTGATTCCATACGAGGTTTACCTTTGTGCCCGTAGAACCATCACCCTTGATATAATTGTAGGTTCGGGTGCTTGCGAGCTGCCATTCACGGTACTTGCCCTTCAAATGCCAAGAACCTGATTGAAAGTATTGAATACCTGCATTGGAAAGTTGTTGATTTAGTGCTCTTGCGCTGATACCGAGGTCATCAGCAACTTGTGTGGTGGTAAGGCAGTCCGTTGATGCAAGTGTATCATCGTAGTACTTTACCTTTGGTGCGGCAATAGTCAGTTCTTTCTGCTGAATGCCGATGGTCTGCACCTGCTGCTCGGTCTGAGCTTCAAGTGCTCTTGTGTGCTGCTGCTCCTCTATCCAACGCTTTGCACGCTCTATAGGGTCTTCAATCTGATAGCTTGCCAAAGACAGCTTAGATTGCGTCATGGAATAAGAACCCTCCTTGCGAAGAGTAGGTAACACCTCTTCAAATACCCAATCTTGGAACTTGCGAGCAGAAGGCTTGCGAGATTGGAAAATTACACGATAAAGGTCTGGTTCGGTAACAAAGAACATTTCCTGCTCTTGCATCTTTCCTGTTGCAGCACCATGAGATATAACTTCCGTTGCTACCTTAATTGAACTAATGTGGCAAGATTGAAGTCTATTTACTACCGCTCCAACTTGCAACCCCAAGGAATCACAAACATCCTTCAAACAGAACAAAGGTTCATCCTTCTCATTCCGTGAGGTTCTAAGCTCTCCAAACATAGGAGAATTAAAAATTTCTACGTTCTTCATTTTGCTTACTTTTTTGAACGTTAAACTGTACAGACACATAAAGGGCGTACTGTTACCCTTTGTTCAATTCCAGTAAGCTAAAGGAACGCACACACCATTACAATGTATGCAAGGGACAATACGCCTATATCGTATTTCTTTAGAGAAGTCAGAGCATAAAAAATGCCCTTCCATATACTGAAAGAGCTTCTCAATCTCAATCAGCTTACTTTTATTGAACGCCGCAAAATTAAAAAGAAATCTGCGAACTACAAAATTTTTCTCCAACTATTTTTGATATTAATAGAAATAAATCGGAATTAATAGTGCTTAATAGCTTTCGTGTTAAGAATCAGAGACTTATTTCTTTACCTTGATAAACTTATTATACTTATAGAAGGGAGCAGCAGCCGAGACCACCGCCCCCAAGAGATACAACTATATATTACTTTGGTAAAATGAGAAATCGATTACAATCAAGTACTGGTAGAGCATATATTCTACGATTCCATATTTCAAATTCCATAAAATTAAGGCATTCTTCAACAGTTATCTCAGATAGCTTCTTCTTTGTGTACTTAGAGCAAGCATTCCCATACCAAATCAGATTACGCATATCTTCTCTATCCATAATTAATTACCAAATTGTTTGTTGTTGCTTCCGTTCTTTAACCCGTTTCTTAGCAATATCAAAGAATTTTTTATTCTTCTCAAAGCAAATGAAATGTCTGTTGGTATTAATGCACGCTATCGCAAGCGTACCAGAGCCACAGAACGCATCCAAGACCACATCACCCTCATTACTGCTCAGTTCAACGAACTCTTGCATAATTGAGACAGGTTTTTCTGTTGGATGATTCTTACTTTTCCCGTTAATCGGTTTTTCTTTCTTTACCCGATTATAATACAAGTTATTATTTAACCGATTAAGAGCAGTACCGTAATCATACACTCTTACTATGTACTCCAGGTTCTGCGAAAAACGATTTTTGTTAATGATAGATAACGGCTTCTCCCAGACGAGTATTGTAAACATCAGGCTATTCTTATTTGCCCAGTTACAATAATACGGTACCTGTTCTTCCGAACAGAACATATAAGCATTCATTATCTTCATTTTCGGCTTTAATGCATCAAGGAACTTATCTATTTCTTCTTCGCCGAAACAACTCATCCCTCCCATCATATCACCACCATATTTATAAAGCTCCGATTTTCCAAAGGAACTTTTCTGATTCCATTCACTCCCATCATACGTAGGACTAAGTGGCGATTTATTATGGAGATATGGTGCGTCAGTAACACATAAATCTATGCTTTTATCAGGAATATCACGCATAAGGTTAATGCAATCTCCGAAGTAAATATTATCTAACTCCATACCCTACGCTCCTTTCTTGAATTTCTGAGTACCGTCTTTAGGCTCGCAGAAGCCATCCTCCTCTCGCAAATTATAGAGAGCTTGCGTTTCCTCAGGCATGCTATAGAAAGCCGAGAAACGAGCCTTCTTTGCGTTGATAGGGTCATAGAGAGTTCTTATTATATCAGACCATACGGCGATAACCTTCTTATCTTTAACGATATTATCACGGAATTTCTCTGCTTCATCGTGCATGATGTCGTACAGACAATTATCCGCTTGCGTGAATGCCATTTTAGCCCGATAATTTTCGTAGCTTGGAGCAATATCAACTCCATACTCCCTTTCGGTAATCTCCATAACGTGTTTATGAGTATCATTAATCTGCTGTACGAGATTCTGAATAGTAATAGCATAAGAACTGAGATAAGGGTTGTATTTGCATTTAAGATTGCGGAGCTTATTTTCAATCATCTTACGCAACTTCTCAACCTTATCCTTAATTAAATCCCAAAGATAAGTAGAATACTCATTATAGTAGTCTTTATCCATATTTCGCTCATACAACTTCATCGTATCACGAATAGATGTTTGGCATTCAGTAAAGTGCTTTTTAAGATTAAACTTAAATACCTTCTTCTTATCAAAGACCTCCTTAGAAATAAGAAGGAAGTTGTCTGCCAAGATAAACTCCATGTAGCAACTCTGACAGAGAGTAGAATAAGCGTAATCAAGGGCTTTCTGTATCTGCTCATTATCAATGCCACTCGGTACATAGATAGTGGCTTTCCAACCCATAACGTCCGTTTCTACATATCTTCCCGTATCAATCTTACAATCATTATGATTGCCTAATAAAATAGATGCTTCCATACTCTACTCCCCCTTATCATTATTACCTTGCACAAGACATCCGAAAGTAACCCCAACAGATATGATAATCAATACAAATAAAACCAAACCCATACCTTATCCCTCCTTTTCTTTTAAGAACCGCACAAGGCAGTTATAATTCTGACTAAGGCTATTGAGAATCTTAATTTGCTCACTAAATGACAAATGCTCGAATAGCACAACTTTATCATCCTTATCCTTTATGGTCATACCACAAAGGTTGCCACCGATTTCAAGTATAACTGTTAGACTAGTATCTTTTTTATCCATAACAAAGCTATTTTTTTAATTTCCGATAATGATAATATTTTTTGTGTTCATAGCGCACGGCAGAGTACTTTTGAAGATTTTCCTCATATTCCTCACGAGGATAAGAGAATGCGCCTTCAGAAAGAGCTATACGCTCAAAATCGGCATACTTCTTATCATATCCAAGAAGCTTAACCAAATCCTTCGGATAACACCATGCAATCTGTAGTTTCTGCGGCTCGTCTTTTTCTGGCGAAAACTTTATTGAACCTATATCTTGGTAACATTTTGCATCAGGCATTCTCATATCCTCAATATAAGGTTGTAACTCACCACTTCTTACGTCTCTGAAAAAGACAAAGATAGCATTACTACCACAAGGCTCAGTAACAGGGTGGAGTATCTTATCAATACGTTCTTTCTGTTCTTTCTGATTTTGCTTATAGCCTTTCTTATACCCTCGAATAAAAGCCTCCGAGCATACTTTAAGTAAACCATCTGGGCAAACACGATGATTGCATTGCCTACAACGACGTTCATTGCCGTTAGCTATTTTAGCTTTATCTTCTAAGCTTAATCTCTTTTCCATTCTATTACAGATTAATTATTAATATTCCATTATCCAATAACACCCAACCCGTTATGAGTAAGATGAATAAGAATATAGTAACCAAGAATTTCTCTTTTATAGTTACCACACCTTCTAATTTTCCGTTCATTGCGCCAACAGCAACAACGCTGCTTAATGCGATAACGGATGCGCCTATGATGATTAAAATCGCTCCTATTCCCATTTTTTAACCTCCCATGTTTCTGTAATATCCATCTGCTCACGATATTCTTTTACCGCATTGGTAAAATAAGGAGAGATATTCAAATCCTTAACAAAAGAGGTGATGGTTTCCGTCTGATGATAGTTATCACCTTGTACCCATCCATCATCCTCTTTAACGAAGCAGAAAACGGCAAAACAAGATTTCTGTTCACCCGTTTCATTATCCAGTATCTGTTGCCTTCTCGCACAGAACTTCATTGTTCGTTCGTTATTGAATAGCTCGTAGCCATCACCAGTGCGTTGCGCAAAGGGCACTTCGCCCTTTGCTTCTATGATAAACTTCTTTTCTTTAACCTCTTCCATAATCATTATGTGTTAGATACAACTGAATAAATTTCGTCTTTTCCGTAAACCACATCTACGTTAAGAAGGTTGTTAAGTCTGAAACCCATAGTCCAACTGAACCAAAGATACCGTAGCTTCTCAGCAACCTTGATAGCTGTGTCGGCATATTTCTTAGCATCACCCTTAAAAGGATGAGAGCCGTAGTAAGAATAACCATTATCGAAGACCGTTTTAAATACCTGACCTTTAGGTAATTCGTATTTACAAAAGTCTTCATAAGGAAGGATATTTCCATCAACCTCAAAGCAAATCTTCTTATAATCAAGGAAAGAAATAAAACCTTTATCATTGATAGTAAGATTACTTCGTTTAAGAGTATCTAAGGCATCTTTCTCCTCTTCTTTATTAAGAATGCGATAATTAGTAAAGAAAATCTTACTGCTCGCTTTCTGTGGTACATTATCAACGATTGCAATGAGCGAAATAAAGCTGCTAAAAGAACCAGATAAAGCTATTCCCTGTTCTCTTAAAAAACGCTCACTATCGCACTTATTGAGGTATACGGTAGCTAAAGGAAATTCCTTCCCGTATGCTACGTTTAAATTCTTAAATTCTATGAACATAAGCTTAATCAATAAAATCATTAAACGTAAGAACCTCAGATGCACCCTCACGGAAAGGCTTCTTATCACACGCATACCCCATCCATGAGCCATAGTCATACACTTTATACATGTGATAACCAGCCTTTATCAATGCTTTAAAGGCAGCTTTCATTTCACATCCATGTATTCTAACCATATCCTTATCATTGGCATGTCCACTAAAGCGTGGATTGCTCAAGCTAATACGTCTTGTAGCAGGTCGGCTACCATTATTTGCACCTGAGAAAGGATGAAAAATATCCCAACAACTATTAGATAAGAAGGCATTACAGATTGCCTGTACGACTTCCTCTCTAACTTCGGTTGGTTGAACATAATCGTTTTGTGGTATATTTACCTTGATTTCCATAATTGTATCTCCTATATTTAAACGTTAATTATTTCTTCTTCATACATTCCTTCACAGCGTATTGGCTTCTAAGAAGGCATTGAGTGGCATTCAAGCCTTTCAGAGGAATAAAATACTCTACGATAGCATTCCAACGTCCTCTGAATGTACCCGAACCCTTTGTGTTGGCGATAAAAGAATCCTCTGTAGATTCACCTACCAAAGCACCTGAATACTTGGTGATAACCTCGCCTGTGTATTTATTGATAATTGTTATCATTGTCGTATCTCCTATTTTTCAATTTCTGTAAACTCAATTTTACCATTCTTTTTAACCTGTGCGTGCCACTTATTGGTTCTCACCTTACCATCCCAAAATGAAACAGTAGGAAGTACCACACAATTACCTCGCTTCACAAGTCTTTCGTAATAACCTAAGACTTCATCCCAACTATCGAAAGTATGGGCAAGTGCTGTAAATCTGAATCGAGCAATTTTCTTTGTTTCCATTGTTGTATCTTTTAATTGTTAAACCTATTTATTAATTATTTACACCGCAAAATTAATAATTTCTTTTGAAACCACCAAATCTTTTCGGTGTTTTTATTAGTATTTTAATAGATATTAATACAAAACCAAGAAAATCGGATATTTTTACATAGAAAACTTATCTTTTAACCATTTCTCGATGGTTAAGATAAACTCATCCAAGGAGCGGCAAATGCTGTACTGAAAGCCTAATCGCTCAACATCAGACTGAAATTTGGCTTGCAAATCAGATTGAATTCCGTCCTTAGTTTTAACTTCAATAAATAGGACATTTTCTCTTGCTATAATAATAAGGTCGGAGAAACCAGCCAAAACGCCCTCACCTTTCATAATCTTCGCTTCAAGCGCACTTCGTTGTCCTCCGTTAGGGATGGCGGCAATGATGTAGCGTGGATATTGCAAGCGAAACCACTTCACCATCTGAATCTGAATCTGCGATTCAATGTGCCGTGGTTTGCTTCTGCCTTTCTTCTGGCTCTCCTTCTTTAAAAACTCATCGTACTTCATTATTGCATTTCTTTAGCCTTAATATCCTTAACGAAAAATTCAATCATACGTTCATAATATTCTCTTCTTTTAAGATACTTCGTACAATTAATCTTTCGTTTACATAAATCCACATTATTTTGAGCCAACAAATACCTATAGATGTAGAGCATCTTCAAATCATCAGTTCTGATAAACGCCAAAGTCTTTTCCTCGTAAGCCTTTTCAAGCTGTTTATTGGCTTCTTTCAACTCTTCGTTCTTTTTGATAAGACGACAAATAAATTTCTTTAAGCGATAGACATATATCCACATAACGATAAACGGCAAGAATAATATCGCCGTAGACCAACCATCCTTCACCGCACTACTGAGACAGCATCCCATCAGAAAGAATGCACACAGCAGCTCTGTATGAGAACCGCACCAAGATAAAATCTTCTTTATATTGATATATTATTTATCAGTTTCTAATTTTGAGACTTGACCATTGAAGTATTTGCGCACACCTTCGTAAATCTTCAATTGGCGAGAAAGTTCTTTATTCTTTTGAAGAAGCTCATCACGTTCAGCTACGACCTTCTCGTAATCATTGTGTTTGTTGTTTAATTTATTAAGCAACTCACCTTGCTCTTTGACCTTCTTCTGGTAACGAGTTAGCTTGATTTGCATCTTCGAGTAGTTTTCTAACACTCTAAGCACTACTCTTTCGTAAGGTACATCATTATTATACTTAGTTCCTTCCATATTACAAATATTTTTTAGCTTTATCATATATACTAAGAAAAAATAAAATCAAGGCAAAGAAACCTCACCTCTTCTATATTTCTCCCAAAATTCTTTATCGTACTTAAACCCTTTCTTAAACTTATGTCCGAATTTATTCCCTTCCTTAAACCTAAACTTCTTAGAGCTTGATTTGGATATAATGGCAGCAATCTTCATGGAAGATAATCTATACTCATGCAACCATACGGCATCTTTTCTTAACCCAAGAGACATAGCCTTATTCTTAACTGTTCTGATATTACAACAGAAGATTTTAGCAATTTCTTTATTTGTACGAAAGGGAAATAATCTAATAAATCTCTGTTCCTCCTCCTCGCTCCAGTAGCGAAAACGCCCTAAATAACGGATTTCACCATACTTAGCGATAAATCGTGGTGATGCAGGTTTAACTCCATTTCCTTTTAGTCGCCGCCGTACTGTTTCATAAGGTATGCCTACCTTTTTACTAATTTCGGGTATGGTAAGCCCCTGTGCGTACAGAGCTAATAATCCATCATCTATAGAATGAGGATATTTTAGTACACAACACCCTTTATTACCTACTCCCATGCCAATGTTTTTAATTGTTCGATACTCTGATAAGAGATTTTGCATTTCTTATTCTCGTAGCAACCATCTTTAGCAAGAGCATTCCATAGAGCATTAAGACAGATGCCAATCTTCTCTTTATCGTACTTTAAATAAATCTCTGGGCAAGTAAGGAAAGGTTCAGGCTTTTTGTCTTTTAACTGAACCACAACAACCCTTTTTGCTCTTGTTGGTCTATCATTCAATCCTATCATGTATTCACCTCACTTTCTATCTGCTTCTGCGAATCACGGATAAGTAAGTCAAGCACCTTGCTAATAATGTTAGGGTTCTTAACTACATAAGTTCCCACATTGGTTACGAGGTCTACTTTTACCACCATTCCGTTATTTCGCAGCAATTTATATTGAGTATTCAACTCTTTAATTTTATCCAACTCATCCATATAAAAATACTATTTACCATTATACGCAAGCATATACAGCCTACGATACTCTTTATGAGCATTGTACCAAGCTTTGGCTCTTTCGATGCAAGCTTCACGATGCTTTTGATAGTAGGTCTTGCCGTATTTACTTCTGCGCATTTTACGTTCAACTTCTGTCATAGTTTACTTAATAGAGCGGAAGGAGATACTATAGAATAGACCTCCATCCGCAATTATATATTTCACAGCTTAAAAATCAAAAGAACGGCAAGCGGAGAGCCCTTCGGAATGATAAGGTAGCGAGAGCGTGAACCGAAGTTCGTCTGCTCTTGTATCATTGTTTCATCATTGATGGAGAGTACAAGTCTTACCATCTCCTTCTCCCCTACATGCGTAGAAATCACATCGGAGTGCTGTAGGCGATAATCTGACTCCGTAGGCAAACCATGAAGAGCGTTAAATGTAATTGGAACAATCAATCCACGATAACCCTCTTTAAGAGTAATGCCCGTTAACACCTCCATTCGCCCCTTACGAGTTTCAATATCATTTGGAGCATAGATAACAAATGAATTACTATCATTATCAATAGGAGAAGGAACTCCATCCTCAATCCCAAAAGGAAGTTCGTCTTTTTCCTCGTGTTCCTTAACTTGCTCCTCATTTTGCTGCTGAGCCGCATTTTCTTGGTTCTGCGGAGTGTTCTCATTCTCCATAGGCATATTATTACCATCCAAATTCAAAGGCTGTTCTACGCCATTTTTCTTAGGTCTTGCCATAATTTACTCCTCCTTCTTTTCTTCGTTAGACTTCTGTTCCTTCTCCTCCTTTGTCTTATGCTCGAAGACATCGTACACATTGGTTTTACTGAGACCGATGATTTCGTAATCTATCATGGTCTTGCCCATTACCTCATCAATGTTATTGATTGCTCGGTGCATAGACTTTGCTTGTACGAGGTAAGTCACATTGCTACGCTTCTCCTTATTAGACTTTTCATCAATAAGGATGAATTGTAACTTGGCTTTATACCAGTAATCATCATCATCCTTATCAGAAAAGAACACCTCTCTGTACGAAGCCTCTTGCATTGACTTAACCTTAAACTCGCCGCTAATATAAGCAGCCATTTCCTCTGTGATTGCGCTCTCACCTTCCGTAAAGGATAAGGCATCAATCGCATACTTTTCGGTCACAGATTTCTCTGAACCATCTTCTTGGGTCTTTTGATAGCGGATTCCTACCTCAAACCAATTACTCGTTCTACTTCTCATATTTCTAATAATCTAAAACTAATTTAAAACCATTCTCTAAGAGAGTTCTTGCTCAGAATGGTAAATCATCCGAATTCTGCGTTTGTGCAATAGGTGCAGCGCAAGAAGAAGCCGCATTCTGACTTTCAAAAATTACAGGCTTTAAACCACCAAGGATAGGTATCGCCTTTTTCTCCTCATCTGTCATTTTCTCACGAACCTCCTTAGGCAGCGACTGCTTAATCATGTGGGTCTCGTCATACTTAGGGTTCTTTAGCTCCCAAGCAGTAAGGTCGATATAAGCAGCCTTCGGATGATTATTTTCATCTGTGGTAACGAAGATATTATTATCTTCAACAGGAATAACCAAACAACGAAGTACTCCAGTTCGACCTTGGATTTGCATTATGCCAGCTCTTTTGAGCTTCAGCAAGTTCAATTTTCCGTTAAAATCTGTCATATTTTATATATTTAAAAAACATAGCCCCAAGAGAGGGAATCGAACCCTCGCCAACCTCCGCTTATTAAGAGCTGCTTATTACGGAGTATCTTCGCATATATTCTTTAACACAGTAGAATAAAAGAACTTTATATATATTTACCGCTTTCCTTTAGGATATGATAAGAATATCGGTATCACTACCATACAGCTCACGCACACCGTGCGATTGGTTTTTCTCGGGATATAAATGCCCTACCGCTGTAGGGCTAAAAGATGAAATTTTTCAAAAATAACGTCTCAAAACTTACCTCACGGCAAGATTTATCTGAATAAAATAATTCTTCTAAGAGAAAGAGCCGACACCTCACGGCGGCTTTATGGCTCTTGTTATCGACTTTTCTATATTCAATCTTATGTAGTTATATCTTTAAATCAACTTATTCTGAATGAAGCTACTCATTGCTACTTGTATTTCCATTCGAATCCATAGGCAATTTTGTGCCTACCATTCAACACGTTACCAATATTTGTTATATTGGTTTTACCGAAATATAAAGTAGCAGCCGTAATACTATCGAACTCAGCAATAACATTTTTTGTTATCGGGTCAATTTGCAGTACGGCTTTTTTATATCTTCCAGCCGCATAAGGCTTTATATTAAGACCCGTACGCAACGCATGTTTTTGATTTTCAGAATGAGAGCACCATTCAAAATTATCGACTTTATTATTCAGTTTATCTCCGTCTTTATGATTCACATCTGAAAGATGATTTGGATTTGGTAAAAATGTCATTGCAATCAGTCGGTGAACCTTGGCAAACCAATGATGATTATTGTCTTTGCATAAGCAAAGATACAGATAACCACGATTATTTGTATTTGGGGAAATTATTTTCCCTTTGTGTTCCCTTGGCGAAAGAAAGCCATGACTATTTTGTGTCATAAGAACCCTATCAACAGAACGAACTCTTCCAAAAGTCGATGCCTGATAAAATCCTTCCCATTCAGGTATATCCTTCCAAATCTCTTCCATATTTTAAATCCTTTCTTTAAAGAGAGGGCTTTCGCCCTACTCTTATATTAAATTCTGATTAATAAAACTAACCATTGCCATATTCTGCGAAAGAATCATTGGCTGGTCTAATAAGTGCGGTTTATACATATCCGTAGCGGCATTGTAAAAATCCCACACTGTCACCTTATTTTGCTCGTGATAGGTAAGCATCATCTTCTCAGTAAGACGACCTATCTGAGCTTGATTCAGAGGTATAGTTTGCAAGTTACGTATTTCTTTATATTTAGTCTCAGATGAAACACGTAGAGCGGTAAGCATACCTATTATAGTAAACATTTCCTGCGCACTAATCTCTCTTGCCTTCATTGCTTCGATTTTTTCATCATCGGAAGCAACAATACCTCGAAGGTTCTGTAGCCACTCATCAGCCTTTGAAAGCAACTCTTCAAGTGTATATGACTTTCGGTTGCTATTTGTATCTGAATAGGTAGCCGCATACTGCTCTGGTGAAAGCATACATGTATTATGACAGATAACACAATTACGTCCAATTCCGAACTGTATTCCTCTTTGATGGAATGATACCGCCATATTGGTTGTGACCTCATTCTTTCCTTCCCCTTTATCGAAATCTCTGAGACGGATATTACAGTAAACTCTTCGTAAGATATGAGCCTCTACTGCTCTATCGCCGAATTGAGCTTCTTTCTGTGGCAAGATGCTTACACCAGGATTTTTCTTATCCTTGTTGTTTGAAGCAAATAAATCATAAATCTCTGGCTCATAACCATAGCTCTTACACATATCCATTACACGATGTATCAGTTCGTAATGATAGATACCTTTGAGAGGTTTGCCGTAAGCATCATTCTCACGTTCAGTTCTTTCAAGCTGCTCTAAGGTAAGTATCTGACACCTACTTACGTCAAAATCCAAAAACTGACGTTCGTCTGCGCTCTTCAACTCTGGCTGCTTTGCAACCGCTACTTCATTTACTCTTGGCTGTGCCATCAAATTCATTGCCATTGTGTTCATTGTTGTATCTCCTATTTTTAATACATTAAACAAAATAATTATTACTATATATACTATTAATCTTCAATATCATTGAGAACCTCCATGTGTTGCGTTTCTCCTACCAATTCAACATTCTGCGAAAGGTTCTTTGTGCTAAAGAATACCCATTTAGGTATGATGCAAAGATTATAGTTGCTATCTAAAGCATCATCCTTGATAATTAGTTTAGACTTAGGTACGAATACCTTAGTCTTACCTTCTTTGCCTTCAAAGAGAAAAATCTGAGCATTCTTTGATTGCTCCATCATTTCATCCTTGCGACAACGGAACTTAACTAATGTTGTTACTATCTCCATATTACCTCCTTTTTTAGTAAGCGAGCCAGATAACAGCATACGCTAAGATAATTCCACTAGCGGCGAGCATTGCTGCTTGTACCGCATCTTTTACATCTTCGGTTCTCCAATTACATGGATTCATCATGTCTTGTTCTTTTTTCATTTTTCGTATCTCCTATTTTTAATTTATTAATAATTTCTACATTAATTATATGTACCAAAAGCTATTTTATTAACTTTGATACCGCAAAATTAATAACTTTCTCTCAGACTACCAAATTTCCTAATAGCTATTTTTAGTTTATTAATACTTACTATTAGTTTTTTAATAGATTTTAAGCGAGTATCTCGTTTTTTCTTTATAATTTTGCGGCGTAAAAGGAAAGTGCTATTTTCCAAGCTAAGAAAAGAATCATATATGCCCAATCAACACAAGTGAAAGGGTTCAATATAATAAACCAAACGGAATGATTGATAGCACCTTTCATCTGTTTGGTTTTTACATTAATATATATATATAATGATGAAAAGAATAAGAATAGGAATACAGGAAGCTAAGTTTGCCCTGAGCGACAAGAATCGCTTGGATGCCTTCTGTTTGCTTCTTAAAATAAAGCTCTTATTCCGCTCATCAGACCTTAATCTTGTGTCATACAATCATTGCGCCAAGCTTTTGCATATTGACAATAATAAATTAAAGAGACTACTTGAATATGGTTGCAAGATAGGGTATTTCCGTTTTGAAGAGAAAAATGGAAAGAAGAGATTCATTGCACGTAGCATACATTCAAATAATGGATATAGTTATAAGCTTCGCAAGGATGATTTAACGAAGATGACATTTCCAGCCCTCAAAAACCTTTTGAGAAGAATTGTCATGGAGAACCAAGTTAGAATGCAAGAGGACGTAATCAATACGCACAATAAGGGGACGAATGGGAGAAATGCGAAGACTATTCGCAAGGCTCTCAAACGTGAAAGTCGTATGTTGAGGAAGAAGTTTAGTGATAACAAAGGTTTATCTTATGACAGAATCAAGGATGTTATCTATGGTACGATGTACCAAGCGTTCAAAGTTACAAATCAGCTTGTAAACAAGGGTATCATCAATAAGCGCACAAGAATCAAGGAAGTAAGGTGCGATGCAAAGGTATGTACCAATAATATGGCTATTACGGATTTTGAAGGTTCTATAATAGTGATAAGCGCAAAAAATAGAAGTGCATTTTCCATTGAATCGAATATCTATCGTATGCAGATGGACGATGCTATATCAATATCTCGTCATGGTATGAGAAGAAAGGAGGCAAAAATGTAGTTTATGTAAAATCAAAAATAATAAAATAAGGGATGAGGGCTTTAATTTAATTTATTCCCTTATAGGGGCGAAAGCCCCAAGAAAGAATTAACTAACGGGCGCACATACGCCCCCACCCGATTATATAATAACACAGGAGATACAAAATGGAGAAAAAGAAAAATTGGCTCGATACTTACCTCACGCCAGCAAAAGAACTTGTTGGATATGAGTGCTACGTAAGTTGTGATTATGAAGATAAGTTCGCAACAGGAAAATTTTCAGTTATCATTATAAGGAACGGAGAAGTTGTAGCAAATGAAATGAATCACATCTATTGCGCTTCAAAGGCAGTCGTTATCGTAGAAGCAACGCTGTTTATGATGCAAAAATGCGAAGATGCCGATATTATCACAATACATTCTGAATATTTTAAGAATTACTTTGCCTTTTTTCACGAGGCGAGAAAGGCTAACGCACAAACAAAGAAAAACTATCTGAGCTTATACAAAAGCTTTAGAAAGGATGCGGAAGTAATCTTTGACCTCACTACTTGGTGTAAAAGAAATAAATACGATGATGAGGTTGAGAAAATGTTAAGCGATAACTAAACTATAGGAGATATGCAAGATGAAAAATGAAACGAAATTAAAGAAGCTGATGTCTTTCTTAGATGAGAACGGCATTAAGTACACTACACCTCGAAAGAGAAAAGAGGGAAGTGCTCACCTCTTCATCGGTCAGTACATGATTGCTGTAAAGATAGAGGGTAAAGATGATACATTGTTCTTCAATAAGCATAAGAGAGGAAAGCATCCTTTCTTTATCAGAACTTCGGAAACCCCGAAGTTCATTATTGAAAAGATGCAGAATCTGATTACAAGAATGATGTTAATACAACAAAAACATTTCATGGAACAAAAAAAATAATTATATGGAAAAACTTAATTTTAAGCTAGAGTTCGCCGATAATGGGGTTATTGTCACAGATAATAGCTCTGGCTCTGTAAACGTCTATCAAGAAAAAGAAGACGGCAGTTATCACGAATATACGAAGAGAGCTATCAGCGAATCCGTAGATGACATCATTGCTCATCTTTTGCTTGATGGCACGGAAAACTTGAAGCAGAAGTCGATTTATAAAATCAAAATTGAGATAAGATAATATGTTATACCAAAAGAAAGAAAAGAAGCCGAATACGGCAATTAAGTATGAGGTACGTGAGTTTATTCACGGCGGTATTGAATATGCAACAGATTGCCCTTTCGGTGAATGTGGTCGAAATACGCACGCTCTAAATAAAGTCGGTGCTATTGAATGCAATCTTTGTAGGTATCAGAAGAAAAATAATACAGAAGCAAGGGTTGTAAGATGTATGCATCCGTAATTACAGGAATTAGCAGTTGATAAACTTTTTAAAAAGTAAGAATTATGATAGAATCAATGAAGATACGTGAAGGGTAGGTATTTACCTTACCAATAGAGCCTAGTATGGTAGTCCATGTAAATGATAGACTAGAAGTTTACGTTTATAACATCGGAGAAGAAAGATATTCGCTAGCCAATATTTGCCCTCTCAGATTGAAAGTTATCAAGGTAGGTAAATCTATTGTTGAATGCAATATTATAGCAGACGAATACAATATTGCATATAGAAAGAATATCCCTATTCAGTTTGAAGTAATTACAAAAAATGGTACTATTGTCACAGAGGAAAAGGAAGAAATGGTTAATCACCCTAACCATTACGCTTGGCTAAAGGAACTCTGCGGCATAGAGCCGATTGATATTTGCCGACACCTTGATTTTAACTGCGGCTCGGCAGTAAAGTATCTTTTACGTAAAGGAAAGAAGGAAATGAACCTCTCAGAGCGTGAACAGAGAGTGCAGGATTTGAGCAAAGCAATCTTCTATCTAAAAGATGAGATAAAAATGTTAGAAAATCAAAAATAGTAAAGATATGAAAGAGTTGATAAAGAAAGAAACCATGACCTCGCTTGAAATTGCCGAGGTTACAGGTAAGCGGCATTCTGATGTTCTTGAAGCTATCAGAAACATGGAAGCTGCTTGGGAAAAAGTAGCCCAACGGAAATTTCCGCTCGGCTCATACAAGGACGCAAACAACCAAGACCGCCCTTGCTACATTCTAAACAAAACCGAGTGCTTGTATGTCGCCACTAAGTTCAATGACGAGGCAAGAGCGAAATTGATTCTTCGTTGGGAAGAACTAGAAATCAAACAATGTGAGCAATATCAAGTACCACAGTCATTTGCCGAGGCTCTGATGTTGGCTGCAAAACAGCAACAAAAAATTGAAGAGCAACAGAAACAACTTGAAGCAAGCTCAAAGGAAATCGTAGAGTTGAACGGCGCTATATCCGAGATGCAACCAAAGGTAACTTATGTAGATAAGATTCTATCAAGCAATGAGACTGTAACGACAACGCAAATTGCACAGGACTACGGTCAGTCAGCAAAGGCGTTCAATGTCTTGCTTCGTAATTTTGGCATTCAACATAAGGTTGGCGGTCAGTGGATATTGTACGCAAAGTACCTTCCTTATGGTTATGTGCAATCTGATACTGTACCTATCGTTCATCGAAACGGAACGAATGGCTCGGTGATGCACACAAAATGGACTCAGAAAGGAAGATTGTTTCTTTACGAGAAGTTGAAGAAGCATGGCAACTTACCTCTCATAGAGCAAAATCAGCAATGAAGATAAGCAAGGCTCTTATCAGACAAATTCGCTGCGACCTCCTTTCGCATACAACCGATGCGGAGAAGGCTGCGGCGAAAATCTGCACTCAGTTAGGATATAAGGTGATACCACAGCAGCCGATAGTCACGGGCAGAAAGCTATACTTCGCTGATATATATCTACCAGAGATAAAAACTATAGTAGAACTCGATGGTGGCTACCATTTTACCAAAGACCAAAAGCGCAAGGATGGTAACCGCTCTTCGGGTATATGGCGGCTTGGGTATCATGTGGTAAGATTGAGTAATCACGATGCTAGGAATCCGAAGAAGGTTAAGGCAAAGATAGATATGATACAACGCAAGGCAAAGTAACCAAGAATATTGGCTATCTTGCCTTTTATTTTTGTTTCTTAATAACTATACATAAACTAAAAGAAAGCCGCTTAGACCGCAAGAAAATCGCCAAAAATAGCATTTGTTTACACAGCTTCTATTATTTATTATTATTTTATTAATAGAAAATAGTAATTTTGCAATCGGAAATTATTTATTTATTAACGTTTAAAACAGAATTACTATGACAATAAAAGAAAAAGTGCTTACTTCTGCCAAAACATCATTTGCAAAGTATGGTTTGAAGAAGGATGAACTTTCAAAGCTGGTTGACCTGATTGTTGCAAGTCGTGGTCTAACAGATGAGTCAAAGGACGAGGATGTAACGAGTGCTATCTCGGCAGTTGAACCTTATGTTGGTATGATGCAATCATCATTCAATCGTGCGGTCAGTGAAACAACGAAGAAATTCGATGGATGGATTGACCCTAACGACCCTAACCATAAGCCTACTCCACCAGTTCCTCCTACCCCTCCAGTACCTCCAACATGGCTTACGCAAGAGCAGGTTCAGCAGATGATTGCCGAGGCTACCAAGAGTACCCAGAAAGCAGTTAGCGAAGCTGTAGCCGCCGCCATTGCTCCATACAAGGAAAAGGAAGAAAGAGCACGTCTTGATGACCTTTTCGGTAAGAGCGAAAAATTGAAGGACGTTCCGCAGCAGTTCCGTTCACGTTATCAGCTCGACAAGGAAGAGAATCTTGAAACTCTCGCACAGCAATGTGCCGATGATTGGACTGCATTGAAGCAGTCGCTTGTAGCAAACGGCAGTTTTGTTGAAGCGCCCAAGGCAACCTCTCCCGAAGACGAGCAGAATGATTTCATTACAAAAATGCAAGGCTTCTCGGAGCGTAATGCTCCAAAGGAGTAAGGCATTATCAATGAATTATGTTAAACTCTTTAAAAGAAGAAAATTATGTCAAACAGAGGCTATTTTTTGCATAGAACCAAGCCAGAGGATATCAAGGAAGCACTTTGGCTTGAAGAGCAGTGCCTTCGCCGACAGGGTGGTTATGACCTCGACCGCACCAACCTTCCAGCTACTTTAAAGTTTGTTGCGAAGGGTACAGTTCTCAGACTTGTAAATGGTGGTAAGGCACAGGTTGTAAAGACTGCAAAGGTCACAGAAAAAGCAGCCAAGGCTGCTACAACCTTAAAGATTGCTAGTGGTTCTTTATTCCAGGTTAATGATAAGATTGCTGGTGCGACCATTTCGGCAATTACTTCTTCCGATGGTGTAGATACATTAACTGTATCAGAACTCGCTAACGAAGTTGCCGCAAATGCGATTGTATCGGATTACGATAAGACCAAGGACGTACTTCTTGGCTTTTCATACGATACTCTCGATGTAAGAGACCAAGAGTCTTCTATTGCAGCTACTCCTACCTTACAGGTAATGGAGGTAGAGGAAGATTCACTCCCTTATCCTATCAATGATGAGATTAAGGAAGGTATCAGAGCAAATGGTATCGCTTTGTTCAAGATTCAGTAACCTTTAAAAGTGGAGATTATAGATTATGAATAGTATTTTGAAGAATCTGCAAGACCCAAAGTCTTTTCAGACCTACATTGACGAATACATGAAGACTTCCACCTACAAGGCTGAGTGGAAGAACGAGTTGAAGCCTGTTGAGTATTGTGCTGCAAAGGTATATCAGGCAAATATGGCTACCTATGCTGCTGCTATGGTTGGTTCTGTTGTCGCTAAGAACGCAGAGCGTCCATTGCATACCATGCCTGATTGGGGTCAGCTTACTGGCTCTATCGGTCGTATTGCCGATGAGTGGGAGCTCGATAACGACTACCTCGACCAGATGCACCTCTTGGAGGGTAAGTATAATGATATGTCGGGACGTGGCGGTTATACACAGTCACAGCTCAATGCTAAGTACGATGAGCTTATCAAGTACTCATTCAAGCCTTTTGAGTTGGCGGTTATCGCTCCTCATAAGCGTATTGATATGTTGTACTTCGAGGGATTGTTTAAGGGTACTCAGACTGTATCACGTACAAACAACTCTAAGGCTAACGTATCTTATACCTTTGATTTGGGTGTTAAGCAGCTTTCTGCTACCACAAATTGGGGAATGGAGAACGCAACTCCTATTGAGGATATTAAGAAGTTGAAGGACGAGGCTCGCAAGAAGGGTCGTAAGATTCTGCGTCTTCGTATGTCTGAGAACACATTCTTCGCAATGTGTAAGGCAAAGGAGATTAAGGACACCTTCCGCTTGAACCTCGGTCAGATTACCATCAATCCTACTGCACCGATGATTAGCGTTGACCAGATGAATATCTATCTGCGCTCTATCCTCTTGCCAACAATTCAGATTGATGAAGATAAGTTTGTTGAGCTGCCTGACAAGACAGTCTTTAACCTTATCCCAGATAACCGAGTTGTTGCGATGTGTGCCGATAAGGTGGCTGTGCCTAAGTGCGCAGAGTGCTTGGAGGCTATCGACCCTGTACCTAACGTATCTTACTCTACATACGATAACAACCTTATCGGTTATTGGAGAGATAAGAAGGGTTATCACCTTACCAACGAAATGTGGATGCAACCAGTATTCGATGGTATCGAAGACTTCTTTATCTTGAAGGTTGGTGCTTAATGCACTGACCCTCAGTTATGGATATATTGATTTAATAAGTGAAACTTCATAAGATAACAAGATTAGCATGACAATTTCAGAAGCCATAGCAAGCGAGATTCAGCCTTTCTCTACCTCAGATGAGACCTTGGAGAAGATGTTTATTGATGCTACTGATAAGTTTAGCATCACGGCATCCGTGGCTGATGAATACTCTGTAGCGGTAAAGAAACCCGTAGCCTATGCGGCTATGCGTATCCTCTACAAGATGAATCCATTATCAAGTGAGAATGTTGGCGGTATCTCTCAGAGTTACAAGAACGACAAGAATCTTATTGATAAAATGATTAAATCTATTGCGAAGGATGCTGGATTGGATGCTGACCTTGTTATTGATAGTACTTCTGATGATTATTGGGTTCAGAGTGTGAAGGTATGGTAATCAAATAGATAGCGTATGAACTTTGAAGATATACTTAAAGTAAAAGGTGCTCCACAAGATGGCTTTGATGAGGACGGAAATCCTATCGAACAGCCCGAAGGAGAATGGCAAACCTTTGGAAAGTGCGTTATTTTGCCTAATTCGCAGGCGAAGATTATCACTCTGACAGACGGGCAGCAGTACGTGTATTCACACGAAATCTATGCTCCTCTCTCAAAAGCAAAATACCCTCTCATACCGAAGGAAGGCGAAAAGGTTTGGATAACCAAGAAAGATGGCACGATTGATAAGGAAATGGAGGTTAAAGGCTTCGTAACCTTAAAGAAACGCTATCTTAGAATCTGGCTCTAATAGGCGGCAATATGGCAAAGGTTGAATTACAAATCAAAGGTCGTGAAGCCTTACAGAAAAGGTTGAACGAAAAGAGGCAGCAGATTATCAGTTACCTCAATATGCGTTTGATGCAACTTGCCGAAGAAGCGGTCACCTACTCTAAAGAGAACAAAGGTTATCAAGACCGAACTGCAAATTTAAAGAACTCAATTTCATTCGCTCTCTACCTTGATGGGCAACTCATTACCTCGGCAGTTGGTAAGATTCCAAAGGCAGAAGAAGCGGAAGGAGGACAGGAAGGCGTAAGTGCTGCACTCAGTGAGTATGCACAGAAAGAAGGTGTAGTAGCACCCAAAGGGTACTCTCTCGTCATTGTGGCTGGCATGAATTACGGAAAATATGTAGAGGATAAAGGTTACAATGTCTTACATCTTACTAAGTATTTCCTTCGTGACGAAATGAAGAAGATTTTTGAAGAAGTAGCTGAAATGATTAAAAGCGATAGTTAGATATGATACTCGGTGATACAGCCGTTACGGCATTATTTAAGTATCTCAATGAAAATATTGAGAGAATAGGCATAAAGAAAGGTCGTATCTATAAATATGAGATACCCGAGAAGTTGGCGGTTTGTGATTATATCGCAATCAATCATCTTCCCTTTGTGTATAGTGATGCAATTAATGAGGGTGTAGTGAATTTGAATATTCATTGCCCTAAGACCTTATCAAATCTACCTAACATAAAGAAACTCTCTGATTACTCGGAGAAGATTCTTTCTCTGTTTGGTGACGGTACTTACCTCGGTGGCTGTTACTTCGATTTCTACTCTATCTCTCGCCCAACTCGTGATAATGATAACACTTATTACGTCAATATGAAATTTAATGTAACGTATAATAATTTAAAAGAATAAAATTATGGCAAAGAATGGTGTATATGGCTTGGAAAGCTTCAGTTTTGCCGATTGTGTCGAAAATGGCGGCTACCCAACCACATGGAGCGACAAAATTAAGGCTGTCGTTTCTGGTAGCTTGAGTTTTAACGACCAGGCAGCACAGACATCGGATGTAGAGGTTGAGGATTCAGAAGACCCTTACGCAGTGCTGACCACATCAGCCGCAACAAAGGGCTTTACCTTGCAGACATACGATTTCTCAGAAGACAACTTCGTTAAGCTTCTTGGTTATACCAAGGATTCTGGTACTGGTGGTAAGGATGGTTGGTTGAATGAGCTTCCACAAGAAACCGAGATTTACAAGGCTGTACAGATTGTGACAAAAAATTTGGATGATATTCCTTCTCGTACCTTCCAGTGGTCTAAGATGAAACTTACAATCACTCGCAGTGGTTCTATCGGTAAGAGTGGACTTCCTAATCTTAACATTGAATTCCGTCAGATGGCGGTATTCGATGCAAATGGTGACAAGAAGAGCGGTCATCGTAATATTCTTACCAAGGATATCAGTCCCCAAAATGGTAAGTAAGAATACTTGATATCTAAGATTTTTATTTAGATAAAAGATTAAAATTAAACTTCAAAAGGCGGTGAGGTAAGGGAACTTTCCCAAGCCGCACCGCTTTTTTATGTTATAAAACATATTTACGATATGAAAACATCAGACAAGGAAAAGGTAGCAAAGACGCTTGCCGAGGCATCTGTAAAGATTAAGGTTGGTAAGTTTCGCTTTAGAGTGAAGCCCCTCACCTTTATGCAGATTTACGAAATGGGGGTATTCGGTAACGCAATCAAAGAACCTACATGGAAGAAAGGCGATAATGTAAATATTATCCCTATCCTATTCAGACATTCTGAGACAGCCCGTTTAATGAGCGAGATTTTTATTGTGTGTGCATTTCGAAAGAAGTGGGCACGCAAGATATGGGGGCGATATATACGCAAGCACCTTGATATTATGGCATTCAATGAGCTTGTAAAGTTCATCAGCGGTTCTTTTAACGCAAATTTTTTCTTAACCTCTATAATTTTCCTGACCAAGATGAAGATAATGACGGAGCCGAAAACGACTCCCCTTGGGCAACAATCGGAACAGTAATGAAGTACTTTCGTATGAGTTACGAGGAGGTCGTATTTAATCGCTCATACATTAATATTATACTGCTTAACCGCTCGATTCCGTCCTTTAATACAAATACTAAAGACGAACCGAGAAATGGCAGCAGACAGCAAAATAAGCCACAAAAAGAGTATCATAAGATAGATAAGCCTATCTCTGCTAATGATTTCTTTATGGGCATGATGTAATAATCACATAAATAAGCAAACAATATGGCAGCAGCAGATGAAATACTTGGAATCAGCGGACAGATGGATATTTCCGATATTCAAGCATCACTTGACAAGCTCTGTGATGGATTGAATCGTGTCGGCGTTGATACAGAAGCTTTATCTCAGAGAATGAATAAGGCACTTAACGATGTGGCGCAATCCGATGAAGACCTTGCAACAAAGACCACCAAGGCTATGCAGGTTCTTAAATCTGCTATGGATGAAGCTACGAAGGGGATTCAGTTAGTACCTGAAATGATTGATACCGCCAATAAACGAGTTGAAACCATTGAAGGTACTATCGGTAAACTTAACGAGCAGTTAGCTAAGACTGAAAAAGGCTCAGAGGCATTCGGTTCGCTTACCAAGCAGATTGATGCTCAAAAGCATTCTTTGGAGTTGGCGAAAGATGATGTAAAAAACCTCGTTGAATCTTATGATGGGGTCAAAAATTCTATCTCTCAAGTAAATGGTGCGTACCAAGCATTAAGTGCTTTCTCTGTTGCAAGCACAAGCGCAAATGGTGTTCAATCCGCAACGAATATTGCTGTAGGGGCTACGGCTACAACGGCAGCAACCGCCACATCAGCAGAAGCAGCAGCTCACGTAGCAAATGCCGAGGCGGCAACACAGAATGCCGAAGCGGAAAATCAGAACGTAGAGGCAACTAGACATCTGACAGAAGCTTTGCAGCAATATATTTCCGTTGCTTCGGGTCGTGCTGAGATTGAACGAATGCAATCCGAGAGTGCAAAGGAGCTGAAAGCGGATATGAAGTTGTACGAGAAGACCATTGAAGATATTCAGAACAAACTTAGCACGACTGATTTTGCTAAAAATATTGAGGAGGCAACAAAGAAGATTGAGGTACAGAAATCAAAGATTGAGAGCTACAAGAATGCTCTTGCAAATCTTTCTGCTGCGGATAACGAAACGGGAAATGGTGCTAACTATTACAATCAGCTTATTGAGAAAGCACAGGCAAATATTGATGCCCTTCAATCAAAAATCAATGATTGGCAAACAGAACAGCAGCGACTTAATGCAGACCTTCAGCAATACAATGCTCTTCTCGAAGCTGCGAATAAGATTCAGGGTGGTTCAACCATCGTTCAGTCTGATACAACATCAACTGTTAAAATCAATGTTGAGGACACATCATTATCAGAACTGACTTCTAAGATTGATGAGAGTAAGCAGAAATTGCAAGATTTAGAAGCAGAAGCTTCTAAGATGGATGGAAAGCCACTTGGAGAAAAGCAGAAAGAAGACTTGCAGAAACTACAGTCTGAGATTGAAAAGACAAAGAATAATATATCTGTATTGCAAGAGGCTATCCGTGAGAAGAACGAAGAGACTTTTATCGGTAGATTGCGCAATCAGATTTCTGATTTCGGGCAGAAGATTTCTGATTTCGGGCAGAGCATAAAAGATAAAATAACTCAACCTATTGATGAGCTGAAAGCAAAAGTAAGCGGTTCTTCCATCGGTCAGCGTTTTAGTGAGGAGTTCGCACAAGCAAAGTCTGGTCTAAGTGATTTTAAAGACGGTATTATCAATGTAATGACTGCCAATGGTAAGTTGCAAGGTGAGATTGGTAAGGTCGGCGAAGCTTTCAAGGCTCTTGGTATTCCCGTAACGGGGTCTCTTACTGCTATCAAGTCTGTAACAAAGGCTCTATGGGGAATGTGTGCAACACCTGTGGGTGCGGTAATTGCTGCAATCGCTCTTGCTTTCAAGGCGGTGCATACATGGATGACTAAATCCGCAGAGGGTCAGAAGGTCTATACAAAACTGATGGCTTACTTTGGTTCTCTTGCTAAGTCTATCACAGATATTGTGATTATCTTCGGAGAATACTTGTACAAGTGCTTCACTAAGCCAAACGCTCCTCTTCGTGACTTCGGTAACAATTTCGTGAAGACGTTCAAAACCGCCGTAAAAGCTGCGGTGAACCTTATTGGTGGTCTCGGAACGACCATTAAAGGTGTATTAAATATGGACTGGGACACCTTTACTGCTGGTCTTAAAAAGACTTGGGATGGAATTAAGGGTGCTGGTGAAACTGTTATTGATGTATTCAAAACACAAGTATCAGGTGTTATTGGCGCAACAAAGACTATCTATGATGCTTTTACCAATGAAGATTTATCAAAGAAGTTAGGAGCGGCGTTCAATGGAATACTGACAAAAGCAGAGCAGGCGGCTTCCCTTGCAGGTAAGATTCAAGAAACGCAAATCGCTATCAATAAGAATAAGGAAACTCAGCTCAAACTTGATGGAAAAATTGCCGAGGTAAGAAATAAAATATATACCTTACAAGGAAAGGAGAAAATCGCTGCCATTGAGGAGGCAAAGGCTCTTGTTAAGCAGAAATACGATTTTCAGATAAAACAGCAGCAACAGCTCGTTGAGTTACATGAGAAGCAAGCTAAATTGCATACCCAATCTTTGAAGGATATTGCCGCAGAGCGTGAACTTAGAATGCAGGTTCTTAGAACACAAGTTCAACAGAATAGCGAACAGAGAATGCTCATCAGACAAGAGGAAGCAGCAAAACGTTCTCTAGCGAATAAAGCAAAATCGGATGCTAAGAAAGATGCTACTCAGCAGAAGCAGATTAATTCAGCAGAAGGGAAGCTTGATGATGTTATCTATAAGAATGCTTACGAAAGAGCAAAAGCTTGGCAATCTTTGGAACAGGAGGTAACCGATGCAAAGATTAAGGCGATGAAAGAAGGCGAAGAGAAGGTTATTGCCGAGCGCAAAAGAGAGCTATCCAAAGAAATTGAGCAGATTGAAGAGCGAAAGAATGCAGCTATCAAGGCAGAGCGTGACCGACAGAAAGCTGAATTTGACGCACAGCTGTCTGTTATCAAGGCAAAGGGTGGTAAGGCTGAGACTTGGGATGATAAGAAATATCTTGATACAAAGAATATTCAGAAAATTACCGAGCAGTACACCATCATTGAGCAAAAGACTGTAGAATCATACAATAATGAGATTTATGCTGATGAATTAAAATCATATCGTGAATACCTGAAGGCGTATGGCAACCTCGAACAGCAAAAGCTCGCCATCGTTGAGGAGTATAACGAGAAAATCAAAGAAGCAAGGGCAAAAGGTAATCTTTTCGAGGAAGCAAAGTTGAAAACTGACCTTGAAGAGCAGCTAAAGAAGCTCAATTTTAATGATTTCAAGGATTCTATCAACTGGGATTCTGTTTTCTCTGATATGGGAAGATTGAGTAAATCTTATCTCGAAGACCTAAGAAAAAAGCTCAAAGACCTTCTCGGTTCGGGTACTCTTGATATTGATGATATGAAGGTTGTGTCAGAACAGATTGCTAAGATTGATGATGCAATTTCAGAGCAGACCGATAAGTGGGGATGGTCTAACGAGAAGGTGCGAGAATATAATCGGCTCTTGCAAGAGGCTGCTGACGCACAAGAACGATTAAGAAAAGCTACAGTAGAGCAATATAATGCACAAGAACAGCAGTCTTCTACGAAAATTGCTATACAGAAAGTCTTTGCGGAGACAGGGGTATCTGTAAGCACCAATAAGATAACTTCTCAGAATAAGAGCACACTCTTTAATGAGAATAAGATGAACCTCAGTAATGAACAGCTTGAAAAATTAAAGAAACTCTTTGATGAGCTCGCTGTTTCTGAGGTAAAAGTCGGAAAGGCAACAAAGGACGTAAAGAAGGCACAAGAGGATGCAAATATATCACAAGATAAGGCAAGAAAGTTAATTAAGGAGATTGCTAATGAATGGGCAGAAAGCATCGGTAACGTTGCTAAAAAGCTACAAGAAGCAAGTAAATTGATTGATGTTCTCGGTTTCGGTGATTCAGACCTTGGAAAGAAGCTTAAAAGTGGTGCAGATGCCTTCAATAAGGGTTCGCAAGCGGCATCAGACTTTGCTACGGGCAACTATATCGGGGCAGCTATTAACGGCGTAGGGGCTATCAAATCGCTTGGTAGTGCTCTTGGTATCGGCAATGGAAGTAATGCGAAGGAGGTTGCGGAGACTACAAATCGCCTTACAGAATCCAACGAGCGATTGCAATACTCTATTGAGCAGTTGAAGAGTTCGATTGATAAGACCTCGGGAATGAGTGCCGTCAGCAATTATCAAAAAGCCTATGATGCACAGAAGCAAATCAATAAGCAGAGTATGGAAATTCTTCAATCACAGATGGGTTACCACGGCTCGCACCACTCTAACGCTTATTATTGGAATCTGTCAGCACAGGACTATGCGGCTATCAATCGCACGTTAGCACAACAGTCAGCGGTCAGAGGAGGCTATATTAATTCTACGATAAACAAGGTAAGTTCTTTGGAGGATATTTATAAGCTCACTCCAGAGCAGATGAAGGATATTCGCACATACAACAAAGATGTATGGAAGAATATGACCGACCAAGGTAAATATGATAAAACCGAATATTGGGAGAATTATACCGACCTTGCCGAGAAGCTTGAAGAGCTGACTGATAAAATCAATCAGAATCTTACGCAGACAACCTTCGATTCGTTAAAGGATAACTTTATTAGCAATCTTATGGATATGAGTAAATCGGCGCAAGATTTCGCAAATGATTTTACAACGATGCTCAATAAATCAATGCTTAACTTTGCCGTTGATGACCTTGCTAATAAGAGACTTAAAACCCTTTATGAAAAATGGGCAGATAAGATGAAGCAAGGACAGCTCTCTAATGACGATTTGGATATACTTAAAAAAGAGTATGATAACATCGTTGATGAAGGTTTGAAGATAAGAGATAATATTGCTGCAATAACAGGGTATAAAGAGGCGCAATCTCAGCAGACGGCAACGGGTAAGGCAATCGAAGCAATTACCGCAGACCAAGCAAGCAGCCTTATCGGTATCGGTTATGCTGTACAAATTGCACAAGAGCAAGGTAATGAGGTTCGCAAGGCTATTGCCGTAGATATATCTTATCTTCGTATTTATGCTGAGCAGACTTATAATAATATCTCAGAAATGCGAGATATTCAGTATCAAGGATTACAGCAGTTGGAAGCAATCAATAAGAATACTGCACCTATTATATTGATACGTGAGGACATCGCAAGTATGTATAAATTAATGAAGGATAAGTATTAAGTTATGAAGAATGATGCTTTTATTAAATTGGTCGATGAAGCGGATACTGCTTACATTGACCTTGATACTTTCGGTATTACATTGGTAAGAGGTTGGCGAGAAGCTCTGCTGACCCCTGCCCCAGTAAAAAGCTATCTAACTAACGATAGTCGATTGGAACATGGGCAATCGGTTATCGCTACATCGAAGTATGCAAAGAAAGATAAGCGTGAAGTAAGTATCTCTTTCTTCCTTGAAGGTAGTTCAGAAGAAGATTACTTACAGAAGTATGAGGCTTTCCTTGATAAGATTGCTTATTCGGGTGAATTTTGTATGAAAGTGCCACGCTTAAAGAGGGTTTTCAAACTTGTTTACACGCAATGCTCGCAGTTTGGTGATTATGGTCTAAAAAGAGGTAAATTTGCACTCAAATTAACGGAGTATAACCCGAATGATAGAATTAAGTTATGATTAAGATATATGATATTAACGATAAATTGTTGATGCAAGCAGAAGTAACATCAGCAGCGAAGAGAGAACAGGAAATATCTAAGTCAGATTACATTTCTCTGTCTTTCTCTGCTGCTGAGAAGGTTATTCTGCCATTTGGTGCGTATATCAATTATACATATAAGATTGATAAAGTAAGAGAGGTTACTAGGAAGTTCCTTCTCTTGGAATCGTATGAGCCTACTCAATCAGATGAATGCTCTTGGAAGTACACTCCTCAATTCCAGCATCCGAAGATGATTCTATCGAAGACCCCATTCTTTATCTATACTCGTAATTCACAGAATGTAGAGGTAAAGCAAAATGTATGGTCTTTCGTAGGTACAACATCCGTTCTTAGCGGTAAGATTGCAGATTTCCTTAATAAGGATTTGATGTTTGGCGAATGCGGATGGAAAGTTATCTTTTCAAATGTAACGGCAAATACAGTCAATGTATCATTCAGCGATAACGATTTTATTTCTGCACTTACAGCAATTACAAATGCTATCGGAGATAACTGCGAATGGCATATTGACTATGATGACGAAATTATCTACATCGGTAAGGTCTTAGTCGGCGCAATTCCTGTTGTTCTGGAGGTTGGAAAGAATGTAGGTGTTCCAAATATCACTAATAGCAAAGAAGGCTACTATAACGCTTTCTCTATCTTCGGCGGTACAAGAAATATTACGCAAGTAAACAGCAAAGGTGAGAATGTTTCATCTGGCGATATTCGTCTGCAATTAGATGAGGGCAATGGTACAATATTAATAGACGGAAAGGAACGCTCTTACTCTATTGATAAGTATTCTACCCTTGACCTTAGAGCGGATAAAACGAAAGAACCTCTCTTTACGAAGGTGCTTGATTTTTCTCAGATTTATCCTTCGCTCAATACCTATGTATATAATGTACGTGGGCGAGTTAAGTATGTGCTTGATGATAATAATAAGAAAATACCTATTTCTTATAATGCTGATGGCTCAGTTAAGGAATACAAGACCTTTACAGTATGGTATATGAAATTGGCTTATCCTACTACAGGAAAAGTAGAAGGAAAGACAATTATCAATACAACAGTTGATGATGGCGTCACTCATTATTGGTATGACTTTGAGGTTACCGATAATTTGCTTATCAAAGGAAAGAATATCGGTTGCTCGTTTGAAGCAAACTTTAATACGGGTGCGCTTTCTACTCCACTTGCAGGTCGTGGCACTAACGGCGATTATGTAGGTTTTGAGCTTACTTATCATAAAGAAGCATCATCCTCGCACACGTCAGACGATGTTAGCAAGGATAATTTCTCTGTTTTAGCTGGTGATTACGAAATTATTTATCAAGAGGATAATGAGGTTATCATACCAACAAACAAAGAAGAAATGCTTATTCCTCGTGGAGAGAGATTGCCTTCTTTGAAGTGTAATATCACGGTACTCTATAATATTGCAATGGCTGATACTATCTATTACGAGGATGCTCAAAATAGATTGTTAGAGAAAGCAAAGGAGGAGATTGTGCGATTACTCTCTGATTTGAATAACTATGAGGTTAAATCATATTCTGATGTATTCTTGGAAGATAACCCTCAACTACAAATCGGTCAGAGTGTAACGTATAAGGACGGACACGGATATGAGCTTGCGACAAGAGTGTTGAAGCTATCGACTAATATTGATTACGACTTTATTCAGTCGATTACAATAGGCAATCAAGTAATTAAGGGTACTATTACGCAGCTCAAAGAAGACGTACAGACAATTATTGCGAGCGGAGGAAGTAGCGGTAACGGAGGTGGATATTCCGTTTCCCAGCTAAGAAAACTCATTGCGAAGTACGGAAGTGATAATTTTATATCTAAGCAGTTCGATGATATTGCAAAAGGCACTATCACTTGGGAAAAGCTCCAGAAGTTCTTAAAGGGAATGAAGGTCGGGGCGAACGGGGATTGGACTCTTGACGAACTAGATAACACCCATCTAACCACAGATTATCTAAAAGTCAGAATGAAAGCAATCTTCGAGACCTTGGAAATATTGCATACAGACACATTGGGTGGTGAATTGTTCATCACCCCAGTAGGCAGTAACCGAATATTGAAGGTTGAGGAGGTGAATATTACCTATGATGGTGTTAGTCAGAAGGCTTACAGATGCTACTTCCTTGGTGAGCAAGATGGCTCAAAGGTGGAGAATAAATGGAAGGTTGGAGACCAAGCAAGGAGCAAGAGCTTCAATCTTACGGCAGGAAAGTATCATAACGTAGGCAACCATTACTATTGGAGGCTAGTCATCGGTGTGTCTTCCGAGGCAGTGGAGATAGATGGCAAGAAATATCATTATGTGGATTTATCGGACATCGACAAGGACGCAGCCAGCGATGAGCCTATGGTTGATGACATTCTGAATCAGTGCGGTAATAGAACGGACATCACAAGGCAAAGTTGCTTGGTATTCTCTGCCGTTGACACCTATTCCCCTTGCATAACGCTCTATCACGGAGTTGACGGCTACACATTTAATAACAAGGAGTATGTGAACTATGGCGTGAACCATTCCACGAACAAGGCTTTCTTCCACGTCTACGGAGATATGTACTTCGGAGACCGACCTACTAGTGCCAATAATTACGAGGGTGATTCCTACGTCAAGTATGATAGCGACAAGAAGAAAGTAACCATCAAGGGAGACTTGGATATTAAGTCCACCTACGATGGAAAGACCTTGGATAAGTACATCACCGAGAAGAGCTTGGATAAGAATGCCGTTGAGACCATTATCAAGAAATCGAAGACGATTACCGACCTTCAAAACCAGATAGACGGAGCTATTGAGACTTGGTTCTATGACGGTGTTCCTACCCTATCCAACGCACCTGCCATTGGGTGGACTACCGACAAGGATAAGAAAACCCACTTGGGAGACCTCTACTATGACAACAAGACGGGCAAGGCATACCGCTTTGCCAAGGATGGCTCTACCTATAAGTGGATTATCATCACAGACACGGAACTGACCAAGGCAATCGAAGATTCAAGCCAAGCACTCAAAGATGCAAAATCAAAGAGACGTATCTTCGGCTCTCAGCCAGTTCCACCATACGACGTGAATGATATGTGGGTCAATGCCACTTATCCTTCTGACGGCAGTACCTACAAGAATGAAATCTTAAAGTGTTCCACCTCCAAGGCAGAAGGTGAAGAGTTTGATATTGCCGATTGGAAATTGGCTAGCAAGTATACCGATGACACGAAGGCAGAGGAAGCAAAGAAAGCTGCTGAGAAGGCGCAAGCAGAGATTAAGAACACGCAAACTAATTTGATTACCCTCGGAACGACCGTATCTAACAATAAGAAGGCTTTCGATGTTTTTACCTCTGATGGCTACTTGGATAGCTCGGAGATTGCGGCTATTGCTCAGGATAGCAAGCGTTTGGAAGACGATTATAATGCAGCCGTTGAGTCGTATAATAATGTTGTTGGCTCTAAGTTCTTGTTGGATAAGGATGGTAAAGAAACGACCTATAAAACGGATTTGGTTTCAGCTAAGGCTACACTCGATAGCGCAAAAAATGAACTCATTACCTATCTTTCTGACATCGTAAGCAGATACAACGCTTCTGATTCAAATGGAAAGGCTACCATCAAGGCGGCTGCGGCTCAGAAGTATACCAACTTCACGAATGCTTATAAGGCTTTCTACGACAAGCTGGGTGTGGCGAACAACTATATCACGTCTAATCTGTTTGATGGTCTCAATACTAAGCTCATCACCAATATGGCAGGTCTTGAATACATCAAGGCTGCTCTTGTTGATGGAGACACAGTAGTCAAGGGTGGTCTTATCCTCTCTACATTGATAGCCTTACGTAACGATAAGGGAAATGTTACCGCAGGTATCAATGGAGCGGACACGAAGGAGAATGGCATCGCCCTTTGGTTAGGTGGAAAGGCTATCGACAAGCAAGCCTCCACGACAACAGAGGAAGAGAAGAAAATTGCTGCCAAGTCCCTCCTACGCTTTGACGGAACTGGCTATTTCGCAAATGGAAACCTTTGGTGGGACGCAGACGGTACTTTGCACGCAGACCCGACATCTTTCATTATCAACAAGAATAATGTTGGTGTACAGCTTGCTCTCTTCGCACCTGTATGGAAGAGCGGAACGACCGACACAACAAAGCTGGCAAACGTATTATCTATCGACCCACAGAAGCCTTTCACTCATCTTGACGTATCGGGTAACGTGACAACCGAAGGTAGCTTGAAAATTGGTGGAATCTATCTATCGTATGATAGTGCCAACAATGCCCTTCGACTATCCAAGGACGCTGCCGGAAAGGAAGCGGCTAACTTCTATGCCACAGGCGGTATCACGGCATACGGAGCAGGAGCATCTACCACGGGCGGTGGTGGCGGCTTGATTGCAAGCGTAATCAGCTATGCGAGAATCTTAGAAGGAAGCTATACGGATGCAGACTTGACGAGTATTCCGAATGCCTATGCTATCAAGGCTCTCAGCAGTCGAATTGACAATATAGCTACAGAGCTTGGTGGTCTGAATCTCTCATGGAATAACATCACGGGTAAACCATCAACGTTCGCACCTAGTGCGCATACCCATAAGTGGACAGAAATCACTGACCGCATCACGAAGGTAAGCCAGCTTACCAACGATGCTGGGTATCTGACTGCTCATCAGTCTCTCGCAAGCTATTATACCAAAGCGGAGATTGATGCAAAGGGCTATACTACCAATAAGGGTACTGTTACATCAGTGGCTCTTACCCTCCCTACAGGTTTGGCGTGCGCAACAAAGACCATCACAACAAGCGGCACATTTGCTGTTACTTTTGCTTCTGGATATTCAATTCCAACAACGACAAAGCAGACGGCTTGGGATGGTGCGGTATCAGCAAAGCATACTCATAGCAATAAGTCTGTGTTGGACGGCATTTCATCTGCGAAGGTAACTCATTGGGATAGTGCCTATGATTGGTACGCCCTTATGACTACTGACGAGGAGACTGCGGATGGCATTATCAATAAGTGGAACGAGGTGGTGAGCTTCCTCGCCAATATTGCGCAGACAGACACTTTAAGTGGTATCGTTGATGGAATCAATAAGTCTATATCTGACGAGGTAACAAGAGCGAAAAAGGCAGAAGGGGTGAACGCTTCGGGCATATCCACCAACAAGACGAGTATCACCACCTTGCAGGGCTACTTTACAAGCGGTTCAGCGAAAAAGGCTCTCCAGCTCACGAATACTCACAAGCTTTGGGGTAACTCGTTTAACGGTACTGCCGATATTAACGGAAGTATCATCGTGCCTGACGGAAAGTACATCTCCATCGGCAACATAAAGATGGAGTATGATGCAACCAATAAGGCGTTGAAGATTACGAACACTACGACTAACGAGGTGGCAAACCTCTATACTAGTGGTGGTGTTTCTGCCTATGGTGTTGGGACATCATCATCCAGTGGTGGCGGCTTGAACGGCAGTGTGAAGAGTTATTCAAATGCCTTGAAGCTTACATCAGAATCGCTGTCTGAGATTGCCTCTGCCTACTCCATCAAGGCTCTTGATTCTCGTATCTCCAGCTTG